TTTTTTTGAGCAAGCGAGGTTGATAATGAAGCTGGATCAGTTTAAGTGGTGTACGCAGGTTCAGAACGGCGGCGGGGCGATGACGTCATCGAATAACGATCGAGAGATTGCATTCGGTAACGGATACACACAGGTAGCATCTGGAGGTTTTAACACAATCCGGCGAGAGTTTAGCATTGTTTACGCTGGACTTGATTACAGAGATGTTGTCAAGTTCCTGAATGAGCACAGGCTAAAACCTTTCTTGTGGATCATGCCAGATGGAAGCCCTGGATTGTTTAGGGTGAAAAGCGGTAGCGTCGGGCTTACTCCGTTGTCGCCAACCGTTCAGGAAGTAAAAGCCACTTTTACGGAACAATTTACATCAATGCAGTAATTTAAAGCCGCCTTTGTGCGGCTTTTTTCTTGATGTTACAATGAGCAAAAAGGAGGTAGAAAATGGCTAATAAAGAATCAGGTAGAGTTGAATTTGAGAACTGCCTACAAAGTTTGTACCCAGGCGAAATTATAACGCTTGTAGAGATTGACGGGACGAAGTTCGGGGCAAATATTTACCGATTTCACAATGAGAACATCTCTTATACTGCCGAAGAATTAATGCAAGCGCAGCAAACCGGAATCTTGCCGCCGAAAGATATTATTTTCCAGGGTGAGGTTTACGGGGCGCGGCCTTTCGGTGTGAGCGGGATTAACTTCACAAGTAACGGCAGGGCAGATAAGCCTCAGCTTATGGTGTCAAACCTTGACAGCAGGGTTAGCGCAATGATCAGAAATTACAATGGCATGATGCAAGCAAAGGTGACTTTCTGGATCACGGCAAAGGAATTTATCGGAGAAGGCGGAGCAATCAAAGATGGCGCTTACAGAAAATTGGTTTATTACATTGAGCGCCCAAGCCAGTATAATAGAGAGGTGGCGAAATTTGATCTGACGTCGCCTTACGATATGGATGGACTGATGATCCCGCCGCGCATCACTCAAAGCGTTTGCTATTGGGCGCAAAGGGGGTGGTACAGGAGCGGAAAGGGTTGCTCTTATAACGGATCGGCAATGTTCGATAAAGACAATAAGCCAGTAACAGATCCATCACAAGACTATTGCGCAGGAACTGTAACGGCTTGCAAATTGAGATTCGGTCAGCAAAACGAGTTGGATTTCGGCGGTTGCGCGGTGGCGTCACTGCTACGGAGGAATCAATAATGATTAGTGCAAAAATTAAACTTGAAATAATGCAGCACGTTAAAGAGGAATGCCCTAAAGAGGCTTGCGGCGTCATAACTCAAAAGTCACGGGTACAGAAATATCACCGCATAACCAACGTGCATGACGATCCAGAAAATCATTTTGAAATGGACGCCGTAGAATACGCTGAATCGCTAGACAAAGGCGAATTAATCGCGGTGGTACATTCCCATTGCGGGGATGGTGCTAGTACGATACCGAGCGCGCACGACTCATGTATGTGCGATGAAATGGGTGTATCGTGGATTATAGTTTCATGGCCCGAAGGTGATATGAGAATTGTCGAGCCGCAGGAGAGGCCGCTTATCGGTCGCCCGTGGTCGCTGGGGTCGTTCGATTGCTGGGGTCTTATCATGGCATGGCATAAACAGCACGGAGTAGTATTGAATGACTTCCGAAAGCCTTACGAGTGGTGGAAGTCAGAATATGGTGAAAATCTTTACCAGGATAATTATTTGAAAGAGGGATTTGTTGAAACTAACGAGCCTCCAAAACCTGGTGATATGGTGATTATGCAACTATCATCGCCAGTCTGGAATCATGCGGGGATTTATTTGGGTAACAACCAGCTATTACATCATGCGTTTGGAAAGCTATCTCGCATCGACTTGTATTCTGGATGGTATCAGGAGCACACTGTAAAAATTTGCCGACATAAGGATCTGAAATATGACATTGAAAGTAATTAAGCTATCTGGTTCCCTGGGGCGTAGATTTGGCGTCTTTCACAAAATGGCGGTTGACTCATACCCCGAAGCAATACGCGCGTTATCTTCCCAGGTTGAAGGGTTCAAAGACTACATGCAAAGCGAAGTAGGATCGCGCATGAAGTATGCTATATTCGTTGATGGAAAAAACGTTGGTCAGCATGATGAAAAATCATGGAAGTGCGCGCGAGAGGTTCGAATAGTTCCTGTTCCAACTGGTTCTAAGTCCGGCGGCCTGTTCAATGTTGTTTTTGGTGCTGTAATTATGGCTACTGCGTTCATTACTGGCGGTGGAAGCCTGGCGCTTATGGGCGCTTTTGCATCTTCCGCATTTATGATGGGTGGTGCTATCGCGCTTGGCGGTGTCATGCAAATGATCTCACCGCAGCAGGGTGGAATGAAACTGCAAAGCCAGTCAGCAGAAAATAAGCCTTCTTACGCTTTCGGCGGCGCAGTAAATACCACGGCGGCAGGTTATCCGGTTCCTTTGCCATATGGATATAGGACAGTAGGCGGCGCGATATGGTCGGCTGGCAGCTACGCAGAAGATAAAGCATAAAAAAATACCCGCCTTGCGCGGGTTTTTTTGTGCATTTATAATGTGCAAACCAAGAAACAGCACAAAAGGTTAAAAGTCATGGCTAAATATATGATAAGCGGCAGTAAGGGCGGAAGCAAAAAGCCATACGTGCCAAAAGAGATGGAAGATAACCTGATCTCGATAAACAAGATTAAAGTTTTGCTGGCTGTATCTGATGGCGAGTGCGATCCAGATTTCACGTTGCGTGATCTTTATCTTGATGATGTTCCGGTTATTGCCAGCGATGGCACTGTTAACTATGAGGGGGTAACGGCTGAATATAGACCAGGCACACAGACGCAAGATTACATCCAGGGGTTTACTGACACATCAAGCGAGGTGACAGTTTCGCGAGATATTACAACAGACAATCCCTATATTATCTCTGTAACAAATAAAAATCTTTCTGCAATCAGAATCAAGATTCTGATGCCAACTGGCATAAAACAGGAGGATAACGGCGATCTTGTTGGTGTAAGGGTTCAATATGCCGTAGATATGGCTGTTGATGGCGGTTCTTATAACGAGGTTATGAGAGATGTAATTGACGGCAAGACAAGATCAGGATATGACCGAAGCAGAAGGATTGATCTTCCTAAGTTTGATGAGCGCGTTTTAATCAGGGTCAAGCGACTGACTCCAGACAGCACATCTTCAAAGGTGACTGATAAAATCAAACTGCAAAGTTACGCTGAGGTTGTGGATGCAAAATTCCGTTATCCTCTGACTGGCCTTGTATTCGTAGAATTTGACAGCGAATTGTTTCCTACGCAAATCCCTAACATTTCTATAAAAAAGAAATGGAAGATTATTAACGTGCCAAGCAACTACGATCCAATATCAAGAGAATATCACGGGTCATGGGATGGTACTTTTAAAAAAGCGTGGTCAAATAATCCTGCTTGGGTGCTTTATGATCTGGTAACGAATCAGCGTTATGGGCTTGACCAGCGAGAGCTAGGAATACAGATCGACAAGTGGAGCTTATATGAGGCAGGAGTTTACTGTGATCAGAAAGTTCCAGACGGTAAAGGCGGTACAGAGCCTCGCTACCTATGCGATGTTGTGATTCAGAATCAAGTTGAGGCTTATCAGCTAATCCGTGACATTTGCTCAATCTTTCGCGGAATGAGCTTTTGGAATGGTGAGAGCTTATCAATCGTGATTGATAAGCCGCGCGATCCATCATACGTGTTTACTAATGAAAACGTCATCAACGGTGATTTTCAGTACACAACCGCAAGCGAAAAAAGCATGTACACGCAGTGTAACGTGACGTTTGACGACGAACAAAACATGTATCAACAGGACGTAGAGGGGGTTTTTGATACTGAGGCGGCATTACGATTTGGATACAATCCAACAAGCATTACAGCGATCGGGTGTACACGCAGGAGCGAAGCGAATCGTCGCGGTCGGTGGGTTTTGAAAACAAACCTTAGAAGCACTACTGTAAACTTTGCTACTGGACTGGAGGGGATGATTCCATCAATAGGTGATGTGATTGCTATCGCTGATAATTTTCAGAGCAGCAACCTAACGTTAAACCTATCGGGCCGAGTGATGGAAGTTTCAGGATTGCAGGTTTTCGTTCCGTTTAAGGTTGATGCTCGTCCTGGTGACTTTATTATCATCAACAAGCCGGACGGCAAGCCAGTTAAGCGCACGATCTCAAAGGTTAGCGCAGACGGAAAAACCATTGAGTTAAATATTGGATTTGGTTTTGATGTTAAGCCTGATACTGTTTTTGCGATTGACCGTACTGACCTTGCGTTGCAGCAATACGTTGTGACAACTATCAGCAAGGGTGATGACGAAAACGAGTTTACCTATTCAATCACGGCTGTAGAGTACGATCCGAACAAATACGACGAGATTGATTATGGAGTAAACATTGATGACAGGCCAACTTCAATTGTTCAGCCTGACGTGATGGCAGCGCCTGAGAACGTGCAAATCTCATCTTATTCTCGCGTCGTGCAGGGTGTCAGCATTGAGACTATGGTTGTGTCGTGGGAAAAAGTGCCTTATGCGTCACTGTATGAAATGCAATGGCGAAAAGGTGATGGCAACTGGCTGAATACGCCGCAGACAGCTAACAAAGAGATAGAGGTAGAAGGAATTTATTCAGGGAACTATCAAGTAAGGGTTAGATCTGTTTCTGCAAGCGGTAACACCTCCCCGTGGTCAAAGATTGCAACCGCCACCCTGACAGGTAAAGTTGGCGAGCCAGGAGCGCCGATTAATCTTACAGCTTCTGATAATGAAGTTTTTGGGATTCGTGTCAAATGGGGTATGCCGGAAGGGTCAGGAGATACGGCTTACATCGAGCTTCACCAATCGCCAGATGGAACGGTGGAAAACTCAAGTTTGCTTACTCTGATCCCGTATCCTCAATATGAGTATTGGCATAGCACGTTACCAGCGGGGCAAGTTGTATGGTATAGAATCCGCAGCGTTGACAGAATAGGCAACGTTTCCGGCTGGACCGACTTTGTTCGTGGCATGGCGTCAGATGATGTTGACTCTGTTTTAGGCGACATTCTGGACAAGATTTTTGATACCGAAGCGGGTCAAGAAATCAAAGAGAACGCCATAGACAGTGCCAACAAAATCAAAGACCAGGCGCAATCAATCATCCAGAACGCATTGGCAAACGATGCTGATGTGAAGTGGACGCGAGTGCAAAACGGAAAGCGTAAGGCTGAATATGGTCATGCACTGGAGCTTATTGCTAACGAAACAGAGGCGCGAGTAACGCAGATCGAAGAATTGAGAGCTTCCATTGATGGAGAGATTGCTTCAAGCATTAAAGATATACAGGAGGTAATCGCAACAGAGTCAGAGACTCGTGCGAGTGAAATAAACAGGCTTGACTCAAAATTCACAACGGAAATTTCAAAAGCTAAAGATGATGCAATTAACGGTGCAGTTGATGCGGCTAAAGTATATACAGACTCAAGTATCAGTGGTGTTAATCAAACCATTGCCAATGAATCAGAAGCGCGCGCTCAGGCCGTTCAGCAGCTTGACGCTAAGTTCACGAAAGAGATAAACGACCTTGACGGAGTTATCAAAACAGAAGTCGAGGCTAACATCTCAGAAGTGAAACAGGCGATCGCCAATGAGACAGAGGCAAGGGTTCAGGCTGACCAGGCTTTAACAGCTAAATTCGGAGATGTTGAATCAGCACTAGCCGAAAAACTTGATTCGTGGGCTAACGTTAATTCGGTTGGCGCTAAGTACTCCATGAAATTGGGCCTTACTTACAATGGTCAGAAGTACAGCGCAGGAATGATCATGCAGTTGTCGCAATCTTCTCAAGGTTTGATCTCGCAAATCTTGTTTGATGCTAACAGGTTCGCGATCATGACTAGCTCTACTGGCGGGACGTTTACTTTGCCTTTCGTTGTTGAAAACAACCAGGTTTTCATTAACAGCCTGCTAGTGAAAAACGGTTCCATCACAAATGCCATGATTGGTAATTATATTCAGTCGAATAACTTTGTTGCTAATCAGCAGGGGTGGAGGCTGGATAAAAACGGCAGATTTGAGAACTATGGTTCTACATCTGGAGAAGGGGCCATGAAGTTGACCAACGAAACGATAAGTGTACGGGACGCAAACGGGCGCTTGCGTGTTCAGATTGGTAGGCTTACTGGTACGTGGTAAAATCAAAGCGGGGCGCTTGCCCCGCATTTATGGAGGTTTAATAATGGCTGAATATGGTATCTCAACTTGGGATGCAAACGGAAAATATAATAACTACGGCATTAAGCCGGTTTCCGTTGTTGGTGTTATCAGTCTTTCCGCTGGTCAGACAAGCGGATCGTGGAGTTTTAACATTCCAAGTGGTTTTAAGGTTGGGTATGTTGTTTCACTTGATGAAGGTGCTAGAGGAGTTGGAAGGGAAATAGTGGCATCTGGAAATACAATAAGAATTAGTCCTACATCGTCAGTTGGTCCAAATAGGTATTCTTCTTCAAAGTGCGAGTTAGTTGTTTTTCTTGAGAGGGCTTAAAATGGCTGAATATGGAGCAATGTTATCTTTATCAAATGGGAATCCATTTATCACACCAAAATCAACGCCATTTTGCTTATATGGCAAGTACACTTATTCATCTTCTGGCACTTCCGCCTATCATAGCGCAAGCGCAAATATACCATTAAATCAATCTTATCCATGTATGGCATTTATAAAAACAACAAACACACAGCAGCCAACCGCATTAATAGCTTACAGGAACGGTGGCAACATTTATGTAAACGGAGGCAATCCATACGGGCAATCATTTACAATGACTGTTTATATATTTGCTATCTTCCCTCAAACTCTACCCAAATATGGTATGGCAATATGGGATGAAAGCGGAAAGTTGGTTTTAACTAATGAAAGCAGGGTGCTAACAGACCTTGTAACAATTGGTACTCCTGGATCTTCGGGTGGAACTAATATAGATCAGACATTATCTGGTTCTTATGCTGTTTGCCCATCAAGGCTTGGTGCGGTTATAGGTATGGGTGCGTCTGACATATACACATCTTGCAGGTATAATGGTTCAAGTACAAGGATAAGTGCAGCAAGGACAACTCCAGGAACAGGATCTATAACAAACAACGGAAATTCAATAATTGCAATAAAGACTGATATTTACGACTAATTAAAAAAGGGGCTTTTGCCCCTTTGTTTTTATTTACAGGCTGCAATCAGCGTTTTTAAAGTTATCAATGCTTACCCACTGAAAATTAAATGGATAGCCAGCCTTAACAAGAGTGCGATCGCCAACTCGCTTTGCCCCAAAGATAGCAACTGAATACTGCATTCCGCTATTTTCATAAATAGCCGTGCATTCACGTTTAGGCATATTTGCGCAACCAGTCAGCGCAACGGCTGCGATTAAAACGGCAATTAACTTTTTCATCTTTTCATCTCCTTTGTTGTTGTTGGTTCAACTATACACGATTTTAAGGCGCGCGTTTAGCAAAAAGTGCTACTTGTTATTTTTTGTTTTCCGGTGTTATCGGATTTAAGACGGCGTAAATTTAGCGCAAATTTTAGCCAACATAAGAACAATAAATAATCAATAAAATAGATATATACATATAAAATCAATAGTTTATTTATTTATGTATGTATATTTGTTTTTTCTTGTTATCTGTGTTTCTTGTGGTTTTGGTTGTTTGTGGTGATTTTTCTTTCTGAGTATCTGTATGTGCCATCATTCATGTGTATGTATATAATCCGGCGTATCTGAGAGAACAAGGGAACAAGAAAAATAACACATATTAATCATTAACTTACGCGTCAAATTTGTTTTATTGCCATCTGAGAACGTTTAGAAAACAGAAAAAACAAAACAACTATTGACTAAATCAACCAAATGGCTACAATGCACACACAAAGCAACGAGGAGCATTAAAGATGAGTGATTTTAACGCCTACACTAGCGAAGAAATGAGCAACGAGCTTTATCATGATCCTAACGCGTGGACGGCTGAATACGTCAGCGGTTCCAGTCTGGCGGAGATTTACAGCACTTGCCCGGCGTACTGGAAGTACAAGCCTCGCCAGGAAACTAAGGCACTTGTTTTCGGTACGCAGTCGCATACCAATTTTGAAAGCAAGGAGTTATTCGAAAAAACATATCGCCGCGCACCGTCGCAGGATGATTTTAAAGATCTGATCACAAGTCAAACGGCGTTGGCCTCAAAGCTGAAATCTTTTGGCCTGAAAGGTACGACGGGTAAACAATACCCTGAATTGCTTGAGATGCTGTACAAGTGCGGTGAGGATCTCAATGTGTGGTGGCTTATCGAAATGATGGCAGAATGCCAGGCCGCAGCGGACGGAGTGCAGTTAATCGACGCGAAAGATTATGATGCCTGTGTAGCGATGCGGCGCGTACTTGAGGCAATACCTGAGCATAATGCTTGCATGAATAGCCCAACCGCGCAGCGTGAAATGTCAATATTCGGGATCATCAATGGCGTAAAAGTTAAAGTGCGCCTTGATCACGTTGACGTAAACAAGGATGTAAAGGCCACAATCATTAACGGTTACGACGAAAAAGGCCGACCGATTTATGAAGAAGTCATCTATCCAGAAGCTGTGATTATCACTGACTATAAAACAACGGTTAGCGCAAATCCGGTTGACTTCCAGCGCCTGGCTTACAATCACGGCTATTATCTCAAAATGGCTTTGCAGCATGATTTATTTAAAAAGGCGTATCCAGACGAGGAAAGGCCAGTAATTGTGAGATTGCTTGCTCAAGAGAAGAAAGAGCCTTACTTGCCGCTCGCATTCCGCATGAACATTGAGCAATTGAAGATCGGGCGTATCCAGTACATGAGCGTGATCAACAAGTTCAACGTTTGCCAACAGTTAGATGAATGGCCTTCGTATGCAAACGGACAACCAGAAATTGATCTTGATACTCCTGATTGGGTTCGTGCTCAATTCAGGCAGTATCTATGACAAACCAAACAAATAGCTAAACTTTTATAATGGTTGGTGATATAATTCGCCAACCAGATAACGGGAGAATGAAAAAATGAAATTATCCGATCAGTTTGATAAGGTTTTGCCAGCATTGCACAAAGCGCGCAGCCTGTTTGTAAAGGTTAAAAAGGATCGCCAAAACAGCCATCTTAAAAACCGTTACGCTACGCTTGATTCAGTCCTGGATGCCATTACCCCAGCATTGATGGATAATGAGCTTATGATCATGCAGGACGGCGAAAGAATTGATGTAAGCACATTGCGAGTTGAAACTACCGTCATGCACGTTTCGGGCCAATGGGTGAAATTCTATTTTGATATTCCGATCGTTAAAAACGACCCTCAAGGTGTAGGATCTGCTTTCACATACGGGCGTCGTTATTCTGCGGCTGCTGCCTTCGGATTAAGCCAGGCTGACGATGACGCACAAATCGCAGTCAAAACAGTAAACGACTGGAAGCGCGATATTGAAAAATGCGAAAGCGTAGGAGAGTTGCAAGAAGTCCTTAAAAACGCGTGGAAGTCAAGCGACGCGGCAAGCAAGCAAGTAATTCGCGATCACTATGAGAAGCGAAAGGCTGAAATTGAGATAGGCGGCGCGCGCGGATTTAATCCGGCAAAGCCTAAAGAAAACCTTGCAAGTGATGACGTTGACACTCCAAATAGCGAGAAAGTAAAATCACAAAGCATCACTGACTTTGAATAATAAACGGGGCGCTTGCGCCCCTTTTGTCATAGGAGAAAACAAAATGCACGTTATTACAGGTGAGATTCGAAAAGAGCCAAAAGTAAAGCAAATGCCTAACGGCAGCACGCTATATGTTGTTGAGCTTTCCGAGCGATACAAAGACCGAGAGGGAAATTGGCAGTATACAAACTATGTGTTTTTCTTTAACGCGAAAACAGACGGCCTGAACGGTTGGTATGCTGAGGCGTTCCAGATAGGCAAGGTTATTTCTGTTTCCTGCGATACCTTGCGAGTTGAAACGCGAGAATACAACGGAAAGATTTACAGCACCGTGCAGCCTGGCGGATTTGCAAACCTGCTATTTAGCCAGCGCGGAGAAAGCCAGCAACAATATCAGCAGCGAACTCAAGGAGGCTGGGGGCAACCACAACAGCAACAGCAACAAAACGCTCAACAGCAGCCGCAGCAAAGCAATCAGCCTCCGATTGACTTTGACGATGATATACCATTCTAATAACAAAAAGCCCCGCATATGCGGGGCGTTTTTTTTAGTTTAGCGTTGCTGGCTTATTAATAAGAGCCTCCACAACTGCCTTCAATTCGTCAATTGAATTTTTCAGATCAGCAATCTCTTTTCTCATCTCCTCGTTTTCAGTTTTCAGATTCTTGACGTGGTGAATAAGTGGAACAGTTAGACGCTCATACATCACACCTTCCGCCACCATGCCATTGCTTGAAGCAATCGCCGGATCTTCTCCCTCTTGCAGCGGTCGCCAGTGAACGTATTCCGGCGCAATTTCTCCAACTTCTTCCGCAATTAGCCCGTACCATCCCCAATCTTCACGGTCGTTTTCACAGGTTGACCGATACCACACCGGACGCATATTAAGCATCAGATCAGCATAATCATCGACCAACGTCTCAATGCTACGCTTGTAGCGAGATGAGGACGTCGAACGCAAAACCTGAGATACAGCAGGATTTGGATCAAGATACATGTTAGCGCCAGCGGTTGTTGTTCCTAGCCTCCACAGATAAAACGCCTCGTTACCAGTCAGAGGGTAAAAGTTACCTCCGTAATTACCACTTTCCAGAGCATTACTTAAATCACTTTGCGTCATGTAACTGCGCAACTTATCAGTAACAAATTTTTCAGATGAAAGTTTTGTCCAATCCCCTGGGTTTGTTGGATCGCCCATCCTGAAATACGCGCCATTATTGTAAAAAGACAACTGCGCCGACGAATCAATGTTATGACTAATCGAAAAACCAACAGCAGTACCAGAAGAAGGAGCGCCACTAGATCCGCTAACTGGTTTCATCGTCATATCAGAGCTAACTGCAAGCATATCCCAATCTGAGTTTTCGATTGTTGTGATGCCTTTTTGAGCAGTTATCCGTCCGTTGTTTACAAGATTCGCAATTCCAAGCGTTATAGTTCCACCGTCACCAAGCCCATCTCGCAAATATTTATTGCCGCCACCATCAACGAATTGATTGTTGCTATAAAAACCAGTCCTGCCCTTCGAGAAGTCAAGAAGGTTTGAGCATCCAAAATCACCGCCAACCCCATCATTAGCCGCAACAATACCCCATTTATAAATAGGAGAATCGCTTGCCGTTGATGGTCGCCAGTCCCCCGTAGGGATCGTGACAGTGCAGCCAACGGTTGTTGATAGTCTGATCGGGAACGCATCACCGCGAACATAGATCGCATTGTGCGGATATTGACCTTTATCAGTACCTCGAACACATGAGATCGCAACCTCCCCAGCATCATAACAGTGATAATGACCGAAAGCGCCTTGACCCATGTCTGACCATCCAGCATCACGAATCCATAAATGGATCATGTTGCAGTTAGGTTCTTGAGATCCACTTAAAGACCTTGTGCGCATTGAAACTTCGATAAACGCATCACCATTCCATCCTGGAGGCTGAGAAATAATCACAGGGTAGTATTTCCCTTTTTCAGCGCCAGCAGGAGCGTTGTAATCAGTCCATCTTGCCAATCCGGTATTAGGGATCAAGAGATTGTCTTTCGTGTTTTGCAGTTTGTCTCTTGGAACAAAAATGTTATTAGCTTTTAAATTTTCAATAACGATTCTGTCGTTGGCATACTCATAGCTTAAAACATACTCACCCTTAAATCCTTCCCCTCCTTTCTGGATTCTCCAGTTGCCACCATCGAAAACAAATTCGTAAAGCGGAGAGCCAGAAGGTCGATCAGTTTCAGTGAATCTAATCGTTGGATTAGCACTTGTTATAGAGAGTGGATTCGAGTATGTAGATCTCAACCCAAGCGTTAAAAAGTCTCTAACGTTATCTCTTCCAAGACCGATCAGATTTCTGTAAGCATCTGTGTTAGCTGGGGCAGTCCACTGAATCCATCGTTGCCATGATTTAGTAGCAGCATCATAAAAGCGAATATAGAAATTATTGCTATCATTATAAGGATAGTAAATTTGCGTACATCCACTTTGAGTATTCGCTGCATTCTTTAACACAACCAAAGAGCCAGCTGAATTAACAGGGTATCCCTTTTCTGGTGTTGCTGACGCATTAGTCGTTTGATAGTAAATGCCGCTATATTCGCCAGTCAAATCATTAAGGTTATTACCAGAAAGATCAGATCTGCTTTCATGGAAAACCTGTAGATTTGTTCTTGCTTGACCTGCGTTAATCCCTCCTGTTCCACCTTGTCCAACCCCTAAAGCCTTCCACTTGCCAGCAGCATTATCGTATACGCCCCAGTCTAAAGATTCTCCAGTACCACCATCCCAAAGAACAAACTTTTGCTTTCCTCCGGCGGCCCACAATGCAGTTTCGCTACTGCCTTGAACTAAGCGGCTAATCTCATCCTTGCGAGCGTGACGCGTCCACTGAGGGCCGATGCTTGCAGCCCAACGATAAGTATAAAGCGAACGGCTTCCCCAACCTTGAAATAATCCAACATAGCTAGGCGATCCATCATTGCATTGAATATAGCCAGATAGATAAGCCTCGCCAGAAGCAATAGAAGGCCAGCCAGGAACATTTTCACGGATTCGTATAAACCCCAAGTAAGCACTAGGATTGCCGGAAATATCAGGACAATCTCGCGGCTTATTAGCCAGACCGATACCGTCAGCAACGATTGTTTGAGCTTGGTCGAGATACCTTTTAGCTTCCTCCGCAGAGTTGGCCGCATCAACCTTAGCACCTTGCGCTGATTCATTCGCTTGATTTGCTTCGTTCTTAGCTTGCTGCGCTGACTGGTTAGCTGCGCTCGCTGCATCAGCATTCTGTTTTGCCGATTCGCTAGAAGCCTGCGCCTTGTCGCTGTAATCCTTTGCTTCATCAATATAATGAGCAACCTGATCCTTTACTCCCTGCGCCGCTTCATTTGCTTTTTCGGCAGCATCTTTTGCAGATTGAGCACCCTGGTTTGCTATCACAGCCTGATCTTTAGCTGTGTTGGCTTCGTTTTTTGCTGCCTCTGCTTGATCTCTATATCCCTTTGCTGCATCAGCATTTTGCTTTACATCATCTTTTGCAGCTTGGGCTTCTCTGCTTGCTTCCTCTGCGTCAGTCTTAGCTTGCTGTGCTGCCTGGTTAGCTGCATTAGCCTGATCTTTAGCTGTATTGGCCTGACTTGCAGATTGTGCCGAGTTTTGGGCCTGTAAAGTTGCTTCATTCTTTGATTGTTCGGCGCTTTGTGCTGAGTTCTTTGCGGTGTCGGAATACTCCTTGATTTGCTGCATGATCTCATTTACGCGATCCCAATCCTTAAAGGTTTTGAAAAACTCGATCGCTTCCTCAATTACAGCCTCTTTCCCCTGGTAATAACGCAACGTTTCCGCTACGTCTTGCGCCAGGCCGTCAACTGTTAAGGAATCGTGAAGAAGGATAATGTAATTCGTCCGAGGCACTTCAACGCCGCCAGTTGAAATAGCGCGAATGCTTGTATCGTTAATCACTTCTGTGATAACTGCGGCCTGTAATTGCTCGCTTAAGAAAAAAATTGTCGCACCTGGGCGAATCAAGGTTAATTGCTCACGCCATTTTGTGTCGTAACCAGTTACATAACCTTGCGCGTCCATAGACGCTTGGCCTTGCCTGTAAATTGCCATTTGTAAAATCCTCCTAAATAGCACTTTTTGCTAATGACAATGCAGATAATAGCATTTTCAAATGCAAAAAAAAACCCCGCTTATGCGGGGTAAATACTAGCGGAGTTTTATAGCAGTGATTCGGGCTTGTAGAGTTTTCTTTCTACGCCCTGTTTAAAATTATCGTTAACAGGCATCATTATGTCAAGACCTCTTTCCTCTGCCGCGATTATCACATCACGATCATCTTTCCGGCAGACTACGCGCATTCTTCTTTCTCCTTTATATCTATGCGCAACCATTTCAAGATTTGAAGGAGTAAAGCAAGCCCACACCTCTTGACCAGTTGATAAATGAACATGCTGGGAATCAACCCAATCAAGGCACAAATAGATCGTCTTATCTGTGCTACCTGTTTTAACAACAGATCCGCGCGTGTAATCGCGAGCTAAAAACCAATCCTTTCCATCCTCATCAATGAAAAGCACGTTACACATTTCATCATCCAGCCCGTCATCATGCACCAGGTGACAAGGTAGCGCATGAATGTATCGACCATCCTTGACGCCGCAATCATAATGACAATCTTCCGGCGGATATATCCCCTCATAAACGCTTAAAGGTGTGCGATCGAATTTTAATGTTTTTGCCATCACTTTTTCGCAGCATTCATGACTTGCCTGTTTCCCGAACGAGTAGCCAGAAGAACGTGAAGCGCGTTTGTTTGCTCTGATCCTGTAATCTTGTGGCACTTTGCCGAGGAAGCGGCCCAAAATGTTGATGGCCTCGCTGTAAGGTTCGCCAGTTAATTTCATTAACCAACCGATCCCCGTGTCGTTACCGCATACGTTGCAGATCGCGCCGCCGTCGCCCTCTTCATTTAGCTTATCAGTCCATCTAAAACGATCCTTACCGCCGCAGTGTGGGCAAGGCTGATGCTTTTTGTTGAAAACATCGCTATGCAGTCCGCAAATGCTTTGTAGTGCTTCACGCCATAAACCCTTCATATATGGCAAAACATCTTCTTTCTGATAGGTCATAAAGTTTTCAGTATTCATAGCAACCTCAATAAAAAAGCCCAGCAAATATTATCATTTCGCTGGGCCTTATCATTAGCTATTCGTGCTGTTATCACCTTTGTAGAATCGTCCGCCTGGTTCGTAGTCTGAGTTTTTGACTACGCGCAACATTTCGTATTTGTCGCAACGTGTAGTAAGCGGCTTACCGTTAGAATCAAACCGCAGATCTGGACGACAAAATGAGGCGCGGTATCCCTTGCACCCATTATATTTGTAGTCGTTATGCACCTTTTGAGCGCCAGCGGCTGAAATCATACCACGCTTTCGCCATTGGTTAACGACTTGCTGAGATACGCGCAGACGTCGAGCCATAGCAGGAACACCGCCGTAATACTCGATCAGAATATCCAAGCGAGCTTTTAGGCTGGCTTTTACCTCATCACGCAGGATAAGAAATCCGGTTCGGTGTTTTCGTGGCTTTTTGTCTTTACCTCGTCGTGTTCCGTTGTTACCGTTAATAGTGCGCTTGTCGATCTCACCAGTAGACACTGCAATTCGTGCATCTTTCATCTAGTCACCTCATAGCATTTTTTGTTAAAACAGTTTATTGTAATGAGTCTATTATATACTCCAAATGGCATTTTTTAAAGGTTTAAGATGATTCCAAATATCGAAAAACAAATATCGGCGTTAGGCGAGGCAGTAATAAAAAGCATCCAAGAGCGATTCACGGTTGGCAATATAGTGCCTTATCCTTATCAGTGCGTTGCGTATGCCGAGATCGCAAAGCGCATGAAAAACTATGAGCATCCTTTCTTTGTTAAGGCTTCTGTGTCGGCTGGCAAAACATTGATGTTTGCGATGGTTGCTGCGCAATGCCGCAAAATGGGATTGAAAATGATGGTGCTTGCTCGCCAGGCTGAAATTGTTGATCAGGATTCGGAAGAGATCAGCAATCTTGGCGTGCCAAACTCAATCTATTGCGCCGGACTGAAAACAAAAAGCGCATACTTTCCGATCGTAGTCGGTTCTGAGGGCACTGTAGTAAACGGATTGTTTAAGTCGTTAGGTGATTATGTTCCGCACGTTATCGGTATTGATGAATGTCACCAAGTGGATTGGGAGGATCTCGCCGACGCGATAGAAAATAATGAATCTTACCAGCAGATGACCACTAAGAAGGATTTACCTGTACTGATTGGAGAAGAACAGCAATTTGATTCCAATGGCGATCCAATGTTCGGAACAGGGCGCACACAGTACACCGTAATAATCATGGAAATGATGCGCAGGTGTCGCGAGGCATACGGGCACGAATTGCGAATATTCGGCATGACTGGATCTGAATTTCGCGGCGTGGTTCCAATACTGGTTGAAGATAAGAACAAAAAGGGATTCTGGCGTGAGCAGGTGACTAACATAGACACAAACTACTTAATCAAATTCGGTTCGGTAGTGCCAACAAATTTCGGCGACGTAGGCGACCTGGGGTATGACCTTTCAGAGTTCGAAGCCAGTAGCGAGGATGGCGTTTCAGACTTTGACGCTAAAACATTGCGCAAGATGGAAGAAAAGATTCATCAAGACGCAACAATGACACAGAAAATCATGGCTAAAGTCCATGAGATATGCAAAGACAGGAACGGAGTTTTAGTTACATGCGCAGGGGAAAGACACTGCAAGGAGGCCGCCGCCGCACTGCCGCAAGGCGTTGAATACAGGATCATAACTGGCAAAACTGGAGATAATCAGCGTAAAGAGTGGCTGAGGGAGGCATACGAGGGGAAAGTAAAATACATCTTCCAGGTACAGGCGCTTACCACTGGCGTTAACGTTCCGTTTTGGGATACATCGGTAATATTGCGAAAGATAGGATCTCTAACCTTGCTTATTCAGCTTTTGGGGCGCGGTATGCGACTGCTTAAGCAATGGCACATTGACCAGGGATTCAAGAAAAAAGATCATCTTGTATTGGATTTTGCTGGCACTATGGATGAGTTAGGGGATCTGTATTTCGATCCTATCCTTGAGCAAGCGCAATTCCAAAAGAGATTTACAAACGGGAAAGAGCCTAAGACTTGTCCGATATGTGGAACACTAAACAGCTTTTACGCTCGCCGATGTATGCACGTAGACGATAGCGGGAAGCGATGTGAGCATTTTTGGACTTACAGAATTTGCGAGGACCAGGTAGATCCGAGAACGAAAAAGATAATCAAGCGCGGTTGCGGAACAAAAAACGACGTAGTGGCGAGAGTATGCCGTTGTTGCGATATTTCTCTTGTCGATCCTAACGAGAAGTTAAGCGGTAAGCACTACACCAAAAACGATTGGTGCAACGTTAAATCTTTCCGCGTTGATATGACGAAAAACCAGAAAGGAATTGTTTTTTGCTATGAGCTTGAGGCCAACGGCGACACGTTCAAGGCATACGAAAGATTTTTCCCTGAGTCAGAAAGCAACATTTGCCGGACGATATGGAGAAAAATAGCATTGCAGCACATACCGGATCGCAAGATTGCTGGTATGGTGGCGAGCTATAGAAATGCGCGTAAAATCATGTCATACGCTCATCACATCATGCCGCCTGTACGCGTAACGCATCGCAAGAACGGCAAAGGTGAGGATAACATTGCAAAACGGGAGTTTGTTTAATGGCTATAACTGATAAAGGCGATTATCTTGAGTTTTACGAAAGAGATCCAACCGACACGAGAAAGGAAGTTAATCACCAGATAGATAGTTTTCAGTGGTTGACTTATGCTCATCCTTATTTGCTGGCGTGGCATACGGTAAACGAGAATGAGAAGTCTAAAGTAACGGCGATGATTGATCAGCAGTCCGGCTTGGTTAAGGGAGTAAGCGATTTCATCATCCTGATTGGTTTAAACGGAAAATACCCCTTTGCAGCGATTGAGATCAAACGAGTGAATAAATCAGGCAAGGGGAAAGCATCACCAGTCAGCGATGAACAAAAGGCTTTTTTGCGTCGCGTTCGCAGCTTAGGGGGATTCGCTGCGGTCGCCTACGGATTTAATCAGTTTAAGTTGGCTATTGAATACATGCTTAAATAGCACTTTTTGTTAAAACTGGCGCGATGGATTGCGCCATAATTCAATAACACGAGATAGCTTTTAATAGCGGAGAAATGAAATGGCTAAAGATATTTTAGATAAAGACACCCATGACGCATTCGTTAGCTTTGAGCAGCTGGAGAGAGAAACATTTATAGGGAATGCCCTTGCAACTGGAGGCCATTACCAGGCAGTAAAGCCAAATCAATATTATAAGGTAAGCGGCAACCGATACGCTGGAAGCACCACGCCGGACGTTGTGCGCGATATGTGGAGCACGCCTCAAGAGATTGTGGAGTGGATGGAATCAGAATTTGGTGAATACGATCTCGACGCAGCAGCAAGCCAGGAAAACGCAGTTTGCGAGAAGTTCTATAGCAAGGAAACAAACTGCTTAAAGCGTTGGTGGGGTAGCAACAAGCACGTATGGCTTAACCCGCCGTACAGCAACCCAACTCCATTTATCAAGAAAGCAATTGAGCAAATGGAGCACAACAACCAAATTGATGTTTTGTTGCCAGCCGACAACTCTACAGCATGGTTTTATGAGGCACAGAAAAACGCGGCTGAAATCATCTGGATCACTGGCGAGGTTTACGAAGAGGGCGGAGTAGAATACTCCCGCACCGGAAGAATCGCCTTTGTGTCTGGATTGACTGGCGAGCCTGTGCAGGGCAACAACAAGGGAAGCGTGATTTTTGTCATGCGCAAACTTAAAGAAGGCGAGGAGCAGAAAACGCGATACGTTAAGATCAGCGATATTTGCCCTTCTGTAACCGAACGTCGCGCACGCAAACGGAGCTAACACGATGGAAAAAGAGAGAAGCGTTTATTTAAATGAAACTGGCGAATGGTTGTTATTTCGCGCTATGGTGTGCGATGCACTTGATAAAAATCCTAACGTGAAAAAGATGATTGATTGCGATCCGTGGGAATTTTCAAGCGCATTAGATATGAGCTTTGAGGAGACAAGAAAACTCCCGCTTGAAAAATGGCACGAACAAATCAGAAATGACATGCAAGAGTTTGTCGATTCGTGGAATTTTCAGCACGGAATGATCCACTAATAGCACTTTTTGTTAAAACGCCCGGCCTAGTGTCGGGCATAATTATTTCAACGAAGCAAACATGAGGAAATAAAAATGGTGGTATTCGATAAACGCGCTTTTAACCTTGCTCAAGAAGTAGCAAAAGGTTCAGTGGATGGCGGTTCAAAGGAAGGATTCCAGTTTGATTGGGAGATCGCAATGTTTTTACTGAAAGTTGCATACGGTCACGCGCCAATTGAACAAGCGGAGGCATATTATAAGCATGAAGGTTGAGCAAGGAAGAGATGCGGTATGGAATCACGCTAAAGAATGCGGTATTGCCGACGATATAAAGAAGATCGCGCAATACTTTGATATTGCAGATGTGAGCATAATTAGCGGCGACAAGATGACTTTCCTCAAGGAAAGGCCGCGAAAAATGGTAAGAGTTCCAGCAGTTCCAACAAAAATTGATTTCAAAGAGGCAATGGCTAAAATCCGAGAGCCTCGCAAATATTATAAATGAGGATAGTTATCATGTGGCGCTTGTTTGTTCTACCGTTACCCGTTATCATCGCTGTTACAGTTATGTACCATATAGTAATGAGATAGGTAGCAGAATGAAAAATGTAAAAATTACAGATGAGCAATTCAAGATCGAACGGGCGGCAGGTAAGACATATAAACAGATCGCTCAAGAGTACGGAATGAATGTGAGAAGCGTCGAGCGTCGCGCGGCGCGTCTTGCAAAGCAAGGACAGTTATCGACCATCGGAGCGCCTGGTTTTGGTGTTCATGGTGAGTCAGTAATGACTGACAAAGAAGGAAATATAATCCTCAAGTGGACCAAAACCAGCAAGGATAAAGAGCAATTAGAGGCACTGATGCGCGCAGCTATGGAGGCGTTTAGCGAGGAAGTGCCGCGATTAGATCCAGTTCCATTGCAGGAGCGTAATTATAATGAAACGCTTTCATTGTATCCGATCTTTGACATGCACTTAGGAGCTATGGCCCATAAGCACGAATGCGGCGAAAATTGGGATACTGCGACGGCAGAGCGCGTTATGAATAACTTTATCGACTATGCTTTGATGTGCGCACCGGACAGCGAAAAGGCTGTTATCCTGATTGGTGGCGATATGCTGCATAGCGACGGCCTGGAGGCGGTGACACCTGCAAGCGGTCACGTACTTGATCAAGATAGCAGATATGCAAAATTGGTTTACGTTGCAATACGTGCAATGCGCCGCGCAATTAATAAAATGCTGTTAAAGCATAAACATGTTGAGGTCCAGATCGTAGAGGGGAATCACGACCAATCAGGAATGATTTGGCTACGCGCAGCAATGGCGGCAGCATATGAGAACGAGCCGCGCGTTTACGTTGATGTTTCTCCTCGCGTTGTTCACCACACGCAATACGGAAAAACTTTCCTTGCGTACCATCACGGGCACACAGTGCGTAAACCGGAGACTTTGCTAATGATGTGCGCGTCAGATTGGCGGGAGGACTTCGGAAACTCAAAGACGATGTATGCGCACGTAGGGCACTGGCATCACCAGACCGTGACGGAAACGTCGCTTGGCATCGTTGAGGTGCATAGCACCCTGGCGGCAAAAGATGCATACGCCGCGCGCGGTGGCTGGAGATCTCGACGCCGTGCAGCGGTTATCATTTACGACAAGGAGCATGGGGAAGTTGGGCGATTTGTTCACTATCCAGAAATGATGAATTGATGAATTTTTATTTAAATCAATGACAAATTAAATCAAAAACTTGCAAAGGGGCGGCGTTTGTCGCCTCTTTTTTTTGTTTAATTTTTTACCATGTGCGTTTATCATGCGGTCAATATATTGACTTTAATTAATATGGAGAATAAAAATGAAAGATTTTATTAACGCAGCTACCGCCGGATCTGGCGGTTCATCTATCGCAAGCGCCGCTACAGGGCAGTTAACCATTGCTATTGCCAGTTTTGTTTTAATGGCTGCATTCGGTGCGTGGGGCGCTTACCTTCGCTGGCGTGATAGTAAAAAATTCCACGAGGCGATCGAAAAAGGTGATATTCAAAAATCTATTGAGATCAGGGGCAAGTAATGAGCATAAAGAACAGGGTAGCGGCTGCGGCCTTTGGCGTTGCGGTTGCCTTGACTTCTCCACTTCTTGAAGAGATCGAAGGGGTAAGATACAAGCCATACAAAGATATTGCGGGGGTATGGACGGTTTGCGCAGGAATCACCGGACCCGATGTTATCCTGGGGAAAACGTACACTAAAAAAGAGTGTGATGCTTTGTTGGCTAAGCATATCCAGGTTGCTAAAAAGGAAGTTGACAAGCAAGTTAAGGTTGACATTCCTGATAGTATGCGTGCAGCAATGTACTCATTCACTTACAATGCAGGTGTGGGAGCTTTCAGAAATTCAACAATGCTGAAACTCATCAACCAGGGGAAATTAAACGAGGCTTGCGATCAGCTTTATCGTTGGACGTATTACCATAACCCCAAAACAGGAAAGCGCGAGAAGTCTAAAGGCTTACTTAACAGGCGCAAGGTCGAATACAAATATTGCACAATGGATCTGAAATGATGAAGAAATTTTTATTTACACCAATCGCAATGGCGGTGATCTTGTCTGGATGTTCAAGCGTTACGCCACTGACCGGATTAATCGGCAGTAAGCCGGAAATCACAGCACAGGCTGGCGCGGAGAACGTGAAGCAGACAGTTGGCATTACAGCAAAACAGGACGCCAGCACAAAACAGGAAACCACAATAAAGGAATCTGCGGTTGACAAGGTGGACACGTCCAGCAAGAAGGATTTCACAACATCAACCATTCAGGCCAATACCATCAAGGCAGACAAAATTCAGGTAGTGCAGGGTAATAACGGCAGATGGTACGATCCAGTAATCATATGCGTGGTTGTGTTAATTGTGCTGATTTGTCTTTACTGGAGAGAAAAGAAAAAGGAGGCTTAATGCCTCCTTTATTTTTATGCGTCGGGCCACATATGAGTTTCGTTTGTTGGCTTGTTCGATTCGTCGTACTGCCTTACTTCAATGCTGCAAGTGTCGCCGTACAGTTCTGCAATCTTGCGCTCATTTTCAACCGCAGATTGCTCACTCCATCCAAAATCCCTGTCGTAAATTGTCGGGATTTCAGCAGAAGATCCGTTGTCATGATTATATACGCGAACTACTAAAAACTTGCTGGACATAATTTTACCTTTTGGTTGTTTCGTTTCGATGAAACAAATATACCCGACAATAGGTCGGGCGTTTTAACAAAAAATGCTATTCCATGCGCTTTACCGTAACCAGCAATACACCATCATCATTGCATAAAACATGTTCAGTGGTGCTAAAAGCGCGCATATCTGAATAAAGCAGTGTAAGTAACGCATGAATAAAATCCTCATGTGATATTGAATTTACGGCGCAGTGCTTCAAGATCTTGTCTATTAGCTTTTGCCTGGAACAATTCATCATCGCCCATCTCCCCTATTCTAGCCATATCCCTGATCCAATCGTTGCGCATACCATCCAGGCTATACAATTCGAATCCGAAAGGCCGCTTTGATGATCCTTTGGACCAGTATTTTCCGCAGACCCCATCTATATAACCAGCCGTCATCATTCTTGCGCAAAATTCCTTAGATGCAAGGCTGGCGAACATTCGCGGCGTAAGTCCTGCGGCCCGTGCGAGCCGCTCGCATTCTCTATGCTGATAGATAAATTTGGCTATGTGCTGCCTGTTAAACCAGTCGTATGACTCACACCATTTATACAGATCAAGCAAAAACATAATCATCCCAGCAGTATTGGATTGACAAAAATAACACCATTAATCACACAAAGATAATTTCTTTCTTCCAGCATTGGCAGCAAGTGCCCTTCTATCCTCTTCATTACGCCAGCCTGACCAACGAAAGGTTTTACCTTTCTCGCTGATTCGTACAGGGCGCGAATATTCAGGATCCCTTTGTTAGCCTTGCCGTGCCTCGTGATCAATTCAATCAATTTACCCATTTCAGCATCATCACCAGCATAACCAGAAGCATTGGCGGCGCTAATGTATGTTTTGCTCAATTCCTGAAACATGATCAACGCCTCTTGCATTGTTTCCACGTCGATCTCTTTCGACTTCTGCGGGTATCCGGCAGGATTAAACCAGTTACGGATAACATGCAGGACGGAAGCAAGCCTGATCACCTGTTTATCCATTTTACCAAGCGCACCGCGTAACATTGTATGAGAATACTTTCCGCCGTCTGCAAGATGCGGTTCCATATCCTGACGAGCAATGTTGAGCACTCGCATAGCTGAGCGGCTTATTTTCAGCGATATATTTGATTCGCTCATGATGTTATGCACCAATTGATAATATTGGGCTTTCAATTCAGAATCCACCGCCTCATAGGTAGAATCACCATTTTCATCAATGAATGAGCGACGGCCTAAGAATGATTCTTCGCGGACCAACAAAAAGCGCTCACTCACACCGATACCGCGCGATCCAGCGTCCATGATACCGCTTATCGTTTCATCCTGTGCTATAACGCTCATACATCCAAGCGCGCGAAAACTCATGTTATTGTCAGCATTAGCACGGGCAATTGATACGTGACCATTATCCCACGCCTTAAGCACTAGCTCACTGTTAGTCTTCCTTTCGCTATTTGCATAGGTCAATCCTAACAGGCTGTTAATACTTGTTGCTTCGTCAGATATTACGGCAAAGTTACCTTGCTTGTTGTTGATTTTCGCCAAGCCTTCTGGAGTTGTATCTGAAACAGGGAAAGTTATATCACACATCTTTTCCAGCTTCTCCTCCAGATCCTCTTTTTCCTGGTATAGAGATTCCATATCAGCGCCTGATCTTTCGCTTTTCATCTCCTTTGCAAGACCTGCCAACTTTGCCTGTATTTTCTTTCTTTCCTTGCGGCGTTGCTCGTTGATCTTCTCAACTTCCGCAATCATCGGAGCAATAGCCATGCTGTTGATCGCAGATTTACCAGTTGACGGCGGCTGGCTTGTAACGACGTAAAGCGCAGTCGGCTGATCGGTTCCGTGATAGTCAACCGTAAAGCGTCCAAGCATAGCGGCAGAAATGCAGCCGATAAAGTGCATGTAAGCCGATGATTCAGGAAATTGAACGGATCGCGCAATACTGCGTGATAACTTGCCGACAACATCAATATCATTACCAAGAGAAATAACGGGGTAGCGATCGTGACCGCTATTTACATCCTTCACGTCGCCCCAAAAGCTGGACGACTGGCGATAGCCGTTAGCCTGAATTGATACGCGAACTGGTGAAAGGTCCTGGCTTTCAGCCATAGCGATTATTTGCTGTGGAGTTAATTTGTTCGTTTCTAATGAAAACATTCGTTAGCTTCTCCTTTGTGGGCCGTAAATTTTAACGGCCCAATACTACCCCGTTTTGTCAAAAAGTGCTATTTGATCCGCTCTATTGCAACCAGAAGTCGATCAGGCTGGCGGTCGCTGTAGCATTCTCCTGTAATCCCATCCTTAAACGTAAAGTAAAGCGCCTTATGATATGAAAAACCAATCAGCCAACCTACCGCCGTTTTTTTGATGGGCCTGACTATATCGCCAGGCTTGAAAGTCTTTGTGGTAGAATGCTTTACTTTGTAACGGTTCTCACTGTTTATCACAGATATTTGCCCTCAAACAGATAACATCCGCCAGCAGAGAATCCGACCTCTTCACGGTACAGGTTCCAGCGGTCGCCGCACTCATCAAAAACATAACCCGCAACGCTTCCAAGCGGTCGCCCTTTCTCGATCTGGTATCGCTTGCCCTGCTTAAAGTGCTTTTTGCACGGCATGTTATGATCTACAAACGTGCAAAGAACGGTTTTTGTGTTAATGGCGCGGTAATCATCTCGGTTTGCTGGAAGCCAGCGGCTACCCTTAACAAGCGTCTTAACCTGGAATTCTTCCACCTCGATCACATCATTACTTCCTGCAATCTTCTGATAAACCGTTTTAAAACGGCCTTTCATCAATACGTTGGTTTCATTACAGATAACATTCATGATCAGATCTCCTTTGTTTGTTCGATGTGATTATGCCAGGTTTTTACACCTGGCTTTTAACAAAAAGTGCTATTTTGAGTTTGACTCAAAGACGGCGCGAGCAAAGCCGCGCGGAGTGAGGGAGCGGATCATCTTTGTGCGCGATGACTTGCCGCCAGTTTTGGCCCAGCCTGGATTATCTTTGTCTTCCTCTTTCGGCAGGATTAAGGCGCGTGGAGGAATAACAAAGCCGTTGCCAGTCCAGAGGCACGTTTTCTTAAAGTAGCGATCACGCGCCGGAATAATATCAGGGAAGTCGGGATGTTTATCATCCTCAGGCAGATAGCCAGCGTAATCGCACGGATGGAACGTATAATCAGGCTTTCGCCATAACGTTGACAACTTGCCAACCGGATTTTCTATCATGTAAGGAACACCGAAATAATCAGCTATATCAGCCGCGATTCTGCAAGTGTCGGCGGCCTCATCCTGGAACGATGGATTCTCAAGGCGTTTTTTGGCCCAATGGCGAGATCCGCTATTTGCAAGGTCGGTGCAAGGAGGGAACGCCATAATAAAATCAGGATTGCCCCACTCATTATTGATTGCCTTAACATAAAAAGCATCATCAATCCAGACGTTAACGTATTCGATATTCTCATGTTGTATGCGCACTGACTGGTAATCACCGTGATCGCCACCGTCAGCATTAAAGCAAATGCACTTATAGCCATTATCAGCCCAATCTTTAACGGCTTTACCAGATCCATCAAATAGGGAGAATATTAAACCTTTATACATCGTCATTACCTCAAAACGGAAAACAGCGCGCACAACCAGGATCGAAATCGCATCCACAATCATTAACAATCATAGTGGGATCTGCAAATATTGCGCTTGATTCAAGATCCATATCCATATCACCTAAAGCCTCATCAAGAGTCTTAATTTTATATGCCACTTCAAGCGCCGCCTCTTTATTTAGTCCGGCATCTTCTGCCATTTGAAGGCGCTCAAAAAAACCGTCTTGACTCATCGCATAATCCCCTTAATAACAGCCAAGATAATAGCAAGGCCAGCAGCAGTAACCAAAAAACCAACCGCGCCAACAATCGAATAAAAAAAGAAATCAATAGCTTTATCTATCATTTTCCACCTCATTTAAAAGGCGGCAAACGCCGCCAGATTAATTAAAGAGCGCGCCAACTTTGAATATAGAAAGCGTTTTCTTCCAGTAATTCTTTTACCTGATCTTTATTGTATTTGCGCACCTTTCCGCCTGGATGGATGCCAATAAGATAGCCGCCTTTTCCCTCGGTGATAGTGATTTGGCTAATTCCGCAAGACTTATCAAGTTTTACAGCCACGCGGTGATGAGCGTCAATAGTTGCCATAATGTTTAAAACTTTTGCTTTCATTTAAATATCCTCAATTGAAATATGAATGACGTGGCGCTCTTTTTCCGTCGCCGCCGTAATGGTCATTTGCAACCGCTACCATCCAAGCGTTTTTGAAAATAAATAGCCTCATTTCTTATTTTTCAGCTTAAATTTATGACCTGGAACACCAGCGCCAATATAGCCATCGTTGTATTCCATCAAATAAAGGTGAAGACCATTATCTGAAATTAAATGAGGATCTTCTTTGAGATTTCCCATTAGTTGGTATTCTTTTCCGCGCGTAAATTTCCAAATTGAGTTATAAGTTTCTACGCATTTAAGTTTTAATTTCTTTGCCATTATGCGATCCCAGTCACGTTAAAACTTACAGCCTTTGTTGCGCTAAATACATAAGCATCAACAGCGCCGCCAAATACACGAATTTTACCCTGGCCGTACTGCGCATTCATATTTCGCCAAACCGTTCTATTAGAGCAGAATGCGCTACCAGTCTTAATAAGCGTATCCATCTCTTTTCTTAGATCACGATAGTCAAGCCAGAATCTAAAGGCACGCTGTTTAATTCGCGCCACCTTGATTTTTTCTCTTGCGCTATTGAAATCATTCTTTTCGTATGCCATTAAATGATCTCCATGTATGTTTCAAAGCCATTTAACTTGAACAGGCCGTTTTCACACTTGCGCACGTTCCAAGTTAGCCCTGAGTGGTACGCCTCCATATCATCAAGGTCAATGGTGATTTCAGCACCTTTCTTAAATAAACCTTTTTCGTGAGACTTGTCGCGCTTAACAACTTTAACATCAACCTGATTTTCCATCTTTAAATCCTCGCTTGTTGTCGATGGGTGTAATATACCATTCAGGCGCACATCGTTTTTAACAAAACGTGCTATTAAACAACTTTTCCAGTTAAAGAGATAAGTTGCCTTGTGATCTTGTGGCGGCGATACTGACGCTCGACAACAGGAAGGTTTTCACCGCTTTGATGACCAAAACAGATCGGCAATTCACCTTCAAGGGAGCGGAAGCCACCAAATTCAAGATCCCGCACTGGCTTCGCGCGCCAGGCTTCAATAAATCCGCGCTCGTCACGAGTGATATAGCGGTATATATTTGGGAGGGGCAATTGTACCCCCTCAAAATCCACGGTATCTGTATAGCTGTAAAACTTAGAACTCATAGTCAACAACCCCAAACTCATTGACGATTTGCGCCTTATAGAAGCCACCATTTTTAGCAAGGTTGTAGCAAGCGGCTACGGTTTCAAATTCGCGCGCTTCCGGCTGGCTGTTTTCGTGTTCCCAGGTAATCAGAGTAACCATTTTCAAATCCTCGCATTCGTTGTCGATGCGTGTAATGTACAGGAATACGAGGATTGAGTTTTAACAAAAAGTGCTATTTAGTCCAGAAATTCGATTTCACGCTCTCCAGTTAACGGATCTACAAGCCAGAATCCGAGCGGTTCGCCGTGAACACCGCCATAGAATCCAAGCGCCGTCAGATCCTCACCTTTAACAAATACCAGGTTTCCGCTACGGCTTACGTGAGACACGTTAACGATAACCGGAAATGTGCGATCCTTAAATGCGGGCCGCAGGGCGTAACATCCGTTATTGAGCAAACGTGCTTTGCGCTTAACTGGAATAGGTGCATTAATTTTCATGGTTATTACTCCTTATCGTAAAGATTTAAAGACGTATAGTTTATTGCGGTAACTATATATCCGCATTGTTATTTCTCGCAGTGCAATATATTCCTTCCTGTTTTCCGGTAGACTGGCGAGCAACAACAGGCAGTATTTATAAGCGCGGTCAAGATTCCTTTCCGTGCCCCTGCAATATCCCTTGTTGCGCCTGGAGCGGTACAGCCATAACAATTTCTTGAACATTTTAGATACGCCCATACAGATCACAGACTTCGTTGATAAAGCAGCGTTGGCCCTCTTTGTCCTGCTTCTCAAACATCGCACGGCATTCGTAGCGGTGATTGTGCACGATGACAACAACCATATTTTCAGGTGCTAACGGGTGACGCGCGGAAGCGTCGCAGATTGAAACGTCCAGGCCGTTTTCATGTGCTTTCTTCAATACATTCATCATTTCTTGATCTCCTCACTGATAAACTTCAATACCTGGCGCAAGAAAACTTCGTTGTTGATAGTCGCTGGTAATTCTTCTTTCACTTCTTGCGGCAGATAGATATTGCCGTGCCAGGTCAAGCAATCGTAGTTGATACGATAAGAGCAAAGCCACTCGCAATCGTTATCTGCTTCCCAAATGCAGAGTTGCAGAACGTCGCCAAAATCTTCAACAGTCAGATCCAGACCGTGACGCTTAGCGAAGTTGAAAGTGGTTTTGCTGATGTTCATTGCTATCTCCTGAGCGGTTCGTTTCGATGTGTGTAATGTACCCGATCAGGCTGCCTGAGTTTTAACAAAAAGTGCTATTTGACGGTTAGCGCAAGGATCGTAATCGAAATAATCAAAAGTAATCATTCGTAATCAAATCACGTCAAAATGATGATTGCCTTTGCAAATTTGATGATAAAAGTAATCACGTTTAATCATTGGTTGCAGGGGAGATAGTGAAACCTTCCCCTCTTGCCTCACTTTTCCGCCTGGCTGTCAGTGGTTGTTATGTTCCGTTCCCGCCCGTTCTTTTGTTGACCTTCCGCAAAATACGATAACAAAAAATAACAAACAATACCTATATAATACATTGAAAAATAAGGATTATTTATTTATATGTATCTATATATTCTCTTTTGTTATCTTGGTTATTGTGGTATTTGGAGGGGGTATATAGTTTTTATGTATCTGTATGTGTGTATGGGTATGTGTAGGCATATATATCTATATGGCACTTTCCGCGAAAAAACTTCGATAACAGGCAATGATAACATTGATTTATAAGGAAAAATAACGCATATATTGTTATTGTGCCACCATATAAAATTGATAAAACACGCGGGAACAATAAAAAACAGTTGACACATTAAATAGCATTATTGATAATGCCGACACCTAACAACTAGGAGGAAGAAAATGAGCGAGCAATCATTCACTGACACCCTACGCCGTGCCGCTATTATGCTGGCTAATGGCGAGGAAGAGGCGATCAAGATTCCTGACGCGTATTTGCAGGTCCACATGTTCGGCAAGAAGTCGGCAAGCAATCCGGCGGCATACATTCGCCAGATCATGAGTCGAGTTCCAGAAGTCGCCGAGCGGGGGCGCGTATCCGTTACCCGTGGCGTTTACGGGCCGGAAGATGAAAACTTCGGTAGCACTTTCTACGAGGTGCGCATTGTTGAAGGCCGTCGCAAGGTTTACAACAAAGAGGCACTGGAAAGGGCAGTACGCCAGGCTAAGCGCAAGGTTGCAGAGGCGATCATTGATATGTCACCCAACCTGGCAAACTATGCGCCGGAAGAGTATGAAACATTATCAAAGGCCGTCGCTGACTTTCACGCGATGATCAAAAAAACTTTCCTGGAGGATGAGCAATGAAAAAGGCGTTAATCGGTGTTTTGGTGGCAATGGCATTCCTGACCGGATGTAAAGAAGATGGCGCGCATGTTAGCGATGTGCGCATGGCTAACCCTGGCGACGACTACAGCGTAAGAGAACTGTTTACCGCTGACGGCTGCACTGTTTACCGATTCTATGACGATCGGACTGTTTACTTCACCAACTGCAAGGGCACGACTAGCTGGGAAGTGTCGAAAAGCAACGGCAAAAGCACGACAACAGAATATATGACCGTCGAGACGAAATAGCACTTTTTGTTAAAACGCCAGGTGCAAAGCCTGGCATAATAGCCTCATCGAAACGAGATTGAGGAAAACAAAATGGCACGTCGCATCACCAAAGACCTTAAAGTTCTGAACAAAGAAAACGTAGTTAAAATCCTGGTCATCTGGGGATACAACGAAGAAGCGGCAAAGCAGAAGGTAGAGGCAGGTTACGACCTGGCTGTTAAAGCAATGCCTAACGACGACGCCAAAGGCATCGCAAACTACGTAGCATTCTTTTAATTAGCGAGCGAGCAAATGAAAACAAAATTAGTGCATAAATCAGAAATCAAGATCGGCGATACTGTGATTCACAACGGCGAGCTTAGAACGGTTGGCAAAGAGTCAATAACTCACGATGAATTTATGGGCCTTTTGTTGTTCGGTGACTCTTATCGTCTTGGTTACAAGATGGTTGAGCTTGTGGAAGAGGTAAAATTCTAAATAGCACTTTTTGTTAAAACTCGAAAACGATAACCAGACATAATAAATCACATAGGGCGGCACGGCGTCGCCCACAAAACCAATCAGGAGAAAGCACCATGTTAAAACTTGCTGACATTAAATTCCCGATCACCTTCGAATCTCGCGGTGTTGGTCATTACATTTTTACCGATGAAAAAACCTGCCATAAGGTTGATATGAATAGCGACAAACTAAGCCCATCAACAATGGAGATTGAACACTTTATTGATGCACACAATACGCACTACAACGCCCTTAAAGACTATGGCTATGCAATGCCAGGCTACACATGTTTGCACTACAAGCCATATAAGGGCCAGGTGTTACCTGTGCGCTCACCGGAACGCGCAGAGATTCCGATGGTCCATATGAAAACCTGCGACTACAAAAAGCTGTGGTGCTTAAGTCTGGACAATATCAAGTATCCGATCACGTTCCACACGACTGGTAAGTCAACGATTCGCTACACATCGCGCGACAATGGCGTTTATAGCGATGGTACGAAATCAGAGTTGAAAGTTGATTTCTTTGTCAACGGTCACAACAAATTCAATCCGCACAACGAAGAGGATAAAGTGTATTACGTGGAAGACATTACAAAACACTTGTTTGGAGAAACACCATTCGGCGGCGGAAAGACTTCAATTCAAAAAATCATTGGCGAGGAGATCCACAAAGCTGCTGCCGAAATGAAAGCGCCTGGAGGTTGGCGTATTGATAAGAGCGCCTTTGCCTATCAAGAAATCGTAACGCAGGGCGCGATTGAAGATATGCCAGTTGCAGCCACGCTAAAAGGAGTCCGGCTTGATGACGGCACCTGGTATGAATTAACGGCTACACCAAAGACGATCGAAATTCATGATGATGTTGTTATCCTTCTGCTTCACTACGGCGGCGCTAAAAACCGGACTGTTGCGGGTGAGATCAGCATCAAGCGCGGAACGATGGTTAAGTGGAAGGTAAAGATTTGAGTTTGTTCACTGCGGCGCACGTCGCCGCATGGATCGGATTGTTTGCCTACCTGTTTAGCTTTTATTGAGGTGAGAAATGGCTACCTGGATTTTGCTGATTCTTATGATTGATGGCGGCGTTGACCATATCGAAATGAATAGCCAGCAATCTTGCATTGAGGCACGAGAGCAGATCAAGAACAACAACAGGTTTTATGCGTACACTCACACGCTATGTATTAAGAAATAGCACTTTTTGTTAAAACTCAAATGTGGGGCCAGGTATAATGGCCTCACTTTCAACGAAGGAGATAAAACGATGTACATTAAAAAGAAGATGAAATGCGTTTCCGTTAACTATGCTTGCTCTGGCATGTTCAAGCCTGGCGAAATCTATACGGCGCAAAAACTGAAATCATCAACCGGATCTTTTTACGTGAGCAATAGTAAGGGGCATCGCATGTTCCTGAACGGCGGCGAAGGCACTAAGGTTATGGCACACGCTATGGTAATTGCTGAATTTGAGGAAGTGAAAGATGAAAACAAATAAGCGCGTCAAGCACAGGTTTACTGATAACCACGGCGACGCGATTGATGTATACAAGTTCGGCGATCGCGTGTTTATTGATGGCACGTTTGAAGGTGGTCGTAGGCCGGATTTTAGGTCGATACTTACCGTTGACCAAGTGCGCAAGCTGGCAGATAAGTTAAATGATCTGGCAGATGAAATAGAATACAAGCAAATCCATTTTAATTGATAGGTTTGATAATGAAAAAATACACTTTCGAACTGTGGGGCAAGAAGTACGAATTAATCACCAGCAAGCCGATTGTTATCGTTGACCTGGACGGCACACTATCGGACGGATCGCATCGTTTGCATTTACTGCCAACTGAAAACTTGCACCTTACGGAATCGTGGCGCGAGTTTAACAGGGCCGCCGCCGGAGATTCACCGATTAAAAGCACTATCGCGGTTATTAACGGTTTATGGGTGTCGGGATTTGCCATCGTCATCTTGACAGGACGCAGCGACGAGGTGCGCTATGAAACCTGCAAATGGTTGAATGAGAACGGCGTGAAGTTTGACGAAATCATCATGCGCCGCCAGGAGGACAACCGAAAGGATACGGTTATTAAAGAAGAAGCCTTGCGCGCTATTGGCCTGGACAACATTGTTTGCGCCTTTGACGATTCGCCTAACGTGGTTAAGCACTTCCGCAGCTTGGGGATCACAACCTATCAGGTCACGGAATACGACAAGCCGCACGCTCACATACAATCTCACGGCGTGGAATCAATAAAGATCACGAAGCGCGCCCGATTCGTCGGCAGCAAAGACAGCCTGGTCAATGCCAGCTTTATCAAAGGCAAGGTTTATGATGTTCATAGCCATGATAAAAACCGATTCTTTTTGTGGGATGAAAAAGGTTTTGGCTGGTGCTTTGAACACGACGACGGCGATTTTGTTAATGCGTAATAGCACTTTTTGTTAAAACATCTCAACGGGCTTGCGGTATAGTAAGCCCATCAACAACAAACGAGGATTAAATCATGGCTAACAAGATCGAATTTTTTAAAGCGGTAGACATTATCGACGGCGCGCCTAGCTTCTTCGCTATCCATTCTATTGACGGCAAGGATATTGGGTACAACGTTATCCGTCGAGATGGAATATCAAAACTTAGTGACCTGGTAGGCCATATTGTGTCAATCGGGAAATGCGCATGGCCCGATTCGAAACGAGAGCCACGCCGCCGCGACATGGTAGAGCCTGTTCTGCTTTACACTCTGGTAGTAGAAGGAGAAAATAAATGATTTGGTTACTTGCTTTTTTGGTTGTTTTTCTTTACATTTCAGGCTTGTTTACGTTCCGCGCGTTGGTGAAATATTCTGACGCGACAGACAAAGACGATAAAATCGTTCTCGCTTTCTGGTTTGTTTGGGTGTGGTTAGCAATTTACGAGATCATCAGAGATAAACAGAAATTTGAGTGGTGATTCTTGCTATGGCGCATTCATGCAGTGCGCCATTTTGAGAAAACCTAAAGGGGGAAATGATGCGTAACTTTGAAAAAATCATTACCAAAAAGAAGCGTCGCGGGTACGATGAGCATGTGGAGTTTGTGAACAAACAGCGCAAGAAGCGACAGCGCCCATATAAACATTCAAGCCGATATGGAGATAACTAAATGCAATTGCCACCATTTAACGAAAAAAGAGAAGAGATTGCAAAAACTGCAAGTCACCTTCGAGAGCTTGCAGACATGGTAGAGCGCGGTCAGGTTATGATTGTCAATATGACGATTAAAAGCGAGAATAGAAATTTCAAGGTTTTAAGCGAGACAACAGAAATTACTGTGTTGAAAGCAAGGGGAGAATAATCATGAAACGAGACATTATTATCCTTAATGGGCCGCCAGGTTGCGGGAAGGACACTATTGCAGCTTACCTAACGGGCCATCGTTACCCTGCTGTTAAGGCGTCATTCAAACAGCCGATGTTCGATATTGCGTTTTCCATGCTGGGCGTGTACAGATACGATGAATTTATGGACCTGTACAACGACCGAGAACAAAAAGAAAAGCCTCAAGTTATCTTAGGCGGCAAGTCACCTCGACAATTCATGATCTGGATTAGCGAGGATGTAATGAAGCCAGTTTTTGGAGATCACTATTTCGGGCGTCGAATGGTTGAAGAGATTCACGAGATGTACAGAGATTTGGCGGTTGTGATCAGTGATGGCGGATTCCCCGAAGAAATCAAGCCGCTCGTTAAGGCGGGGCATGAGGTGCATATTTGCCGATTGCATCGCGACGGCTTCACGTTTGCTGGCGATTCGAGAGACTACATTGACCTGAGCGGTTATCACTATCGAATCCATCACTATGATTTCCACTTGCAGGACGGTAAGCCGGAACTGGCTGTAAACGAGATCGTCAATGCTGTCAAATGGAAGCACACACAGATTAAATAGCACGAATTGCTAAACGCGGGGTTATCGGCCCCGCTATAATGCTCACATCAACAAGCAAGAGGAAATCACAATGGTTAACATTCGAAAAATCCGCGTCGGCACTAAATTCTTAGTTACTTACGCAATTCCAGATAGCGGAATGAAGAAGGGCCAGATTGTTAAGGTTGATAGCAAAAGGTTCGGAATCCCTGGTATCAATGGCTATCTAATCAATAGAGATCTTGGATTCGACGGCTTTGCTATCCGTGCGCTTGAGGGTATTGTTGCCACTCTTAAGCGAATCACTAATCATCGCGGTTGTCCAATCAAGACGATTAAAGCGCCAACCAATTACGGCAAACTGGATAATCGTCGAATCCGCCGCCTGGCGCGTAACGCGTTAAAATTCCGTGGCGTAGGCGATGATTTCTACTATGGATACAAGAGGATTGCGCGCAATGCTGGGAAATAACAATAACGCAACGAATCCTAAGCCACCTTTTGATTTTCATTCCGCAATGATTGCGGTATTATCAATGCTACTTTTTCTTTATAGCATGAGGGCGCTACTATGGTTTTTAACGCATTGAAACGATTGTTTAAGCCGGAATACCGGATCGTATTTTGCCGCGACTGTTCTACTTATCATGTGCAGCGACGCAGCTTAGGCGGCAACTGGCACTATGTTACAGACGACTTTTTCGGCATCATTGCCACTGAATTTAAGTATTACAGCGATGCTTATATGTACGTCAAGAAGCGCCACCGCTTACGCAAGTGTCGTTTTTCCGTACTGATTCACGTTAATGATTGTTACTGAGGTGAAAATGAAAACTGGTATTATTATTCTTTTCCTGATCCTTTTCGGCAGCCATTTGACCATTAACTATGAGGGCATTATGGCCTTTTGGGGCAACTTGATGATGTTTGCCGCTGGTTCAATTGCTGGCTACTCTGACGGGAAAAAGGATGGCGTTCGCAAGATGCTGATGGGGCTTAAACAAAAATAAGGGGATACGAAATGGCAAACAAAACTTACCGCAAACTACTGGTTAACGCTTTTGAAAACATCGCGCAGTGTAACAAGTGGAACGACTCTAAACACTCGCCAGTCACAATGAAGCGCGCCGGATTCAAAAATGCTCGTTCATGGGCGCGAGCTTTCGCAGCTTGCTATATGCCGGATGGTGGACTAGGAGCGATGAACGATTTCTTGATCAACATGATAGAGGAAGCGGCGCGAGAGGATCGACCGCTGACACAGCGAGATTTTGACGACTTCGCGCGCGATGAGCTTTACTATCTGAGCTAATAGCACTTTTTGTTAAAACTTCCGCAAGGGCATTTGATAAAGTGCCCTTATTGAAGCGAAACAGAGGAAAGCGCAATGAAAATCAAAATCACCAAAATCGACACTATCAACGGCGACGGATCAATTACTCTTGAGCAATGCGGTTTGGTTGTTGGTGATGTGCTGGAAGTTGACGGACATTTCAGCGACGGATCTTATTGTGTTATTGCGCCGCGTAACAGCGAGTTTATCAAGGCTGGCGACAATATTAGTGTTAACCATGACGAATGCGAGGTAGTAGAAGAATGATCACGATTAACCTGTCAGAGCAGCAAGCGCGCATTATGTTAGCGGCCTTTGGCTGGCGGGATGATGACGGCGTCCAGGCAACTGTTAAAATTCCTGAGACGGTAGCGCGTGAAGTTTTTAACCAGCTTGAACACGCATTTGTTCCTGTTGGCACTGATCAGGCAGAAACAGCGGCTTGGTTCGGAGAGAACGGATACAGAGATCAGCAAGTCGAAAACTGGAAGCGCATAAACGAGACTGCGGAGGAATCAGGACTATGATTTATATTCACTACTACCAAATCGGAACTAACGAGAACAAAAAAGAGCATCGTTTCATCCACGATGATTTGGACAAGGCAAAGGCACAGCAACAGGTTTTAGGCGGCGTCATTCAGGCTTTTGAGCCTGTAGAAGATATTGAGTACCGCGAGCATTTAAAAGATGTTGTTATTGATGAGATCTCTTGCTTGATTGATGATATGACAAATCACGGCCCTGGTTCCCCGTGGGAAGACTCAGGATCTGTAACGTGGGACAAGGCCAAAATTAAGACGCTAAACAACTTTCGAGAGATTCTCGACGGTTTTTAATTAAAAACGCATAGCCGTTAGAGCGCCTCAATCGCATTCTAACGAGCTATTTTTCTGGTAAGGTGATTTAATGGATGAGTACAAACAACCTTCGCAGTGGTGCAAAGAGAAGCAAGAAGAGGCACTGGAGCGCGGAGATGTGGAAGAAGCTATGAACTATTTCAAACTTGCGGAAGAATGGAAGGGGAGAGGGTACTGATGTTCGGCATGAATGAGGCGCAATTCAACGCAGCTAAACGCCAGGCTAAAAAGTGCGGCGAGGCGATGAAAGCGGATGTGGAAAAGCGCGGGAAGTATGTTGATGAAGTAATGAAGGGCATCATTGCAGAACACTACCAGCCAATCGCGCCAATGTTGACGATCACTCAATTCATTTGGCTATGTGGTTACTTGCGCGGACGTTGGGGGAACGCTTTCGACAGGGAATGATTGACAACTCTTTCCTGATTGGTTAGCATGGCGTCGTTTACATAAGAGCGGCTTAGTCCGAACGCGTGACGCGATAGTCACACAACAACGGCGATATGCAGGAGGTTTTTGCAATGCAAAATAATCCGTAAGACGTATCGCCTTTTTTAATGGAGATCCAAAATGATTAAATACAAATTAACCGTTTCTTTCCGTGATACCGTTATCCATCCTTTTCTCAAGAGCTTTGTTAAATGCTTTACGGTAGAAGCTACAGAGGATCAGCTAGACGGTGACGAAACTTGCATTTCTATCGGTAATGTTGCTTACCCGATTCACAACATTACCAGCATTAAGCGTGAGGTTGTCGCTGATGAATTACAAAGTGAAGATGACGATCCGGCGAATGGGGCGTAATTGCCAATCATGCAAACAGGAATATGAATGCGTAGTTGATGCTCTTGATGAACTGGAAGCAGTAGCAAAAGCAAAAGAGCAATCGGGCGCTAATCCTGAAACACATCAATTTTCAATTAATCTTGTGAGGGCTTTACAATGATCGCATTATCTTTCTGCATTGGTTTTATCATGGCTATCATTATCTTTTCCGTTGTCATGCGCTTTGCTTATAAGTTCGTGATTAATAAAGGTTGGTACGCTTCTGCCATCTGGAGCGAAAAACAAAAGAAATGGCTTGTCCGTGGTCAATACCTGATGATCGGTAGCAAAATCCTAAATTCCATTCGAGCCAAAGATGGAAAAGTAAAATATACAGCTTAAAAATTACCCGCCGCACGGCGGGTTTTTTATTGCCCGTTGTCTGGTATAATCAGGCATCTAACCAAAGGAGGATTAATAATGGCTAAAAATGTTGAGCCTGCTGTAAAGGCATTAAATTTCAAAGAGTTATATAATAAAACCTATGGCGATATTGTTACGCTAAACAACCGCCACAAGTACACGCCGGAACAGGTTTTTGATATGGCGATCCGCTATTTTACGTGGGCCGAAGAGAATCACATCCAAGCGGCTGAAACCGCTTCCTTTCAGGGTGACGTGTACGAGAGCAGGGTTTACAAGCCTCGCGTTTTCACGGTAAACGGATTCAGCTTGTATCTCGGAGTTACTGAGGCGGCTGTAAGCAAGTGGCGTAAAGAGCCTGGATTCTGCGATGTGATGGAGTTTGTTGATAAAGTAATTTACGAGCAAAAATTCCAGCTTGCGGCAAATAACATGATTAACGCTGGATTTATCGGTAAAGAGATCGGAGTAGAGAAGCCAGCAACAGTGAGCGTTGAAGCGAGCGCGGCAGCTAATGCAAGCATTGACGCAGTAACTGCCGATGAGGTGAAAGAGGCTGTGATTGATATTCTGGAGCAACTTTAATGATCATATGGGAAGACTTGACGGCGGCGCAAAAGCGAGCCATTAAAGAAATCAGTGAGCATTCATTCGAAAAGATGATCAGAATCTGGTTCCAATTATTGCAGGGGCAGAAATTCCAGAGCAACTGGCATTTTAGCTTATTGTGCAGTGAGGTAGAGAAGATCATCAATGGAGAGTCGCAGAATGTGATTTTCAACATTACGCCAGGTAGCGGTAAGACTGAGATTTTCTCGATCCACATGTCACCCTACGCGTCATTGAAAAGCCGGAAAGTGAGAAACCTTAACCTTTCGTTTAGTGATGGCCTTGTCCAGCAAAACAGCAACCGGATAAAGGAGATTATTGGTTCTCCTGAGTGGCAAGAGCTATGGCCAGGAAAACTGGCAAAGGCGAGCGCTAAAGATCTGATAGTCACCGAAGGCGGCAAGGTTAAATTACAAGTTAACTCACGTTCTATTGGCGGCCAGGTAACAGGTTTGCGTGGCGGCTATATGGACGATGGTTTTACTGGTATGCTGGTTCTTGACGATCCAGACAAGCCGGATGATATGCTTTCTAAGGTAAAGCGTGAGGCTATCCACATGCGGTTAAAAAACACAGTGCGATCACGTCGAATGAAAGACACCACGCCGATTGTTATGGTGCAACAGCGACTACACGTTAATGATTCCACCTGGTTTATGCTTAATGGCGGGATGGGTGGCATTGAGTTTAAAGTTGTGAGCATTCCGGCGCTGGTTACGAAAGAATACCGCGAGACGCTTCCTGATTGGTTGAAGCCTGAATTTGATCGTGATGTGCTGTCAAGTAAGCCAGTTATGATAGATGGCGTTGCTCATTATTCATTTTGGCCTGCAAAGGAAAGCGCGGAGGAATTGCTTGCATTGCGCAATGCAGATCCTTACACGTTCGCCAGCCAATACCAACAGCAACCAATCGCGCTTGGCGGCAACGTGTTTAAAACAGAGTGGTTCCAGTATTACGGCAGCGGCGAAAAATGCGCACTACCAAAACCGGATCGCTTTGAATACACATTTATTACTGGAGATACCGCGCAGAAGGCCGGAGAGCTTAACGACTATTCAGTTTTTTGTTATTGGGGGATGTATAAGAATCGCGTTTACTTCATTGATGGCATTCGCGGAAAGTGGGAAGCGCCGGATCTTGAATTAAATTTTATTGCCTTCGTTAACCAGTGTTGGAAGCGAAATAAGGAATGTGGCAGCTTGCGACGTATCCACATTGAGGATAAGGCCAGCGGCACGGGCTTGATTCAGGGGGCCAAAAAGAAGATCCCGATTGATATAAATCCCGTTCAGCGAAGCAATGACAAGGTAACGCGAGCAATGGACGCCGCGCCAGTGATGAGGGCCGGACGTGTGGCACTGCCAGAAAATCATCCAATGTTGCCTGAGATACTGGCAGAGGTTGCAGCATTCACTTTTGATGATTCTCATCCCCATGATGATATTGTCGATAATATAGTTGATGCTGTTAACGTCGAAATGAATTTGGCAGATGATCCGGTAGCAAGGATGAAAAAGCTGGCAGGTCTACGCAATAAATAGCACTAATTGCTAAAAAGTTATATAATCAAGGCTGGATTTTTCCAGCCTTTTTTATTATGGAGATTTGACAATGAGCGAAAAAACAAGGCTAGTTAAGGCCGATGGATACAACGAGATTTTCAAGGGTAGTAAGGGCAATGGGCGTGTGGAGTTGCCTTTCTTTATGCAAGGGTTCGAATACACCACGCACGCTGATTTTTACATTCGCGACGGCCTAGCAAAACGAATCATAGACGTTGTTCCAGAAGAAATGGTGACGCCTGGGTTTAATATTGACGGCGTGGAAGATGAGGAAAGTTTTAGATCTTTGTGGGATGAGAAGCGACTAAACGATAAAATCATTGATGCGCTTTGCTGGTCGCGTCTTTTTGGTGGCGCTGCAATCGTAGCAATCGTTCAGGATGGCAGGGCGTTAAAGTCACCTGTAGCGCCTGGTGCAATCCTTGAAGATGTTCGCGTTTACGATCGCTTTCAGGTTCGCGTAGAAAAGCGAGAAACTAATCCGCGCAAGGTACGATATGGTGAGCCATTGATTTACACCATTACACCTGGTGCTGACCTGCCAGAATACCAGGTTCACTATTCGCGAGTCTGTATTATCGACGGTGAGCGGCTACCAAATCAGCGACGTCAATCAAATGATGGGTGGGGTGAGTCGATCCTGAATAAGCGACTTGTTGAGGCTATTTGTGATTATAACTACTGCGAAAACTTAGCAACTCAATTGTTGCGACGTAAGCAACAGGCGGTATGGAAAGCTAAAGGTCTTGCTGATCTTTGTGATGATGATGATGGTGTTAACGCCGCTCGTTTGCGCCTTGCTCAAGTTGATGATGAGGGTGGCGTAGGCCGTGCGATCGGCATTGATGCGGAAGATGAGGAATATGATGTTTTAAATTCTGATATTTCCGGCGTCGATTCATTCTTGGAAAAGAAGATGGATCGCATTGTATCTCTTTCCGGTATCCATGAAATCATCCTCAAAAACAAGAACGTTGGCGGTGTTAGCGCGAGCCAAAACACGGCGCTTGAAACCTTCTACAAGCTGATCGATCGAAAGCGAAAGGAAGAATACAAACCAATCCTTGAATTTCTGATCCCGTTCCTGATTCAAGAGGAAGAATGGAGTATTCAGTTTGCGCCGTTAAGCGTTCCAAGTGAAAAGGACCAGGCCGAGATCTTGAACAAGAATATTGATTCTTTGAGCAAGGCTATTGACGGTCAATTCATGGATACAGAGGAGGCGCGCGACACATTGCGAGCCATTGCGCCTAACGTTAAACTAAAAGACGGCAATGAAATTAAATTACCTGAGCAGGACGTAGAGCCGGAACCAGGAACAAACGAGGGTAACGATCAATGATAGTGAAAGGCGTCGTTAAACAATGGCGCTTTCCTGAAGCAAGCGAGCGGCAATTGCGCCGCTCAATTCAGGAGGCGATAAGGGATCTTGTTGTGCTGATGCGCAGCAAAACAAAGGAAATGAAATTTGACGCGGACACCGAAGAAATCAACGCCGCAGAGGATGAGATTAGTAGCTTCGCGTTAAAGCTAATAGCTGGCATTGTCGCATCACTTCCGGCTATCGGCCTTGCTGTTTATAAGTTCAACGCGAAGCAATTTATTAACGTAGCGAAATCAACGGGAGGCAAGTCAAATTCAGCCGTTATCATCCTTATGGCTATTGGGGCCAATGCGAATGAGAGTTGGTATAGGACGCTATACGGTCAATGGCATGACATGACGATCGCATCTCTTCAAAAACTATTTGGAAACATCGTGTCTGACTGGTCAACCAATATCAGATCGGCAAACTTTCGCGGAATGAGAGATAGTCAGGTTAATGAATTGGCTGGTAAGAGATTTGCAGTGTATAGCTCTTGGGGTAAGACAAGGGCTGAAAACATCATAGGCGCTTGGAATAGTAGACTCATGCGCCAGCGTCTGTATGATGCAAAAGTAACTCATTATTTTTGGCATGGTATGCTTGATGACAGAGAGCGATTGCAGCATGTACAATGGGAAGGTAAGCGCATTGCGCTAGATTCTGAACATGATTTTCCTGGTGAGCCTTTCGGTTGTCGTTGTTGGGCCGTACCAGACTGGAACAGTTAAGAGGTATTAAATGAAAGCAAAACAAAGATTTGATAGCGCCAAAGTAAAGGCGCACTTTGATGATAACGGGTTTTTGGTTGATCGTCCTATCGTGGCGCGAATTGGTTTACAAGTCTATCAGACTCCTTTCGGTGAGCGCCGAGAATTTCGTCCGGCGTCCGAAGTATTCAAGGCCGACTCACTCGCCACCTTCGCAGGGAAGCCAGTCACGGTTGGTCACGTCACGGTAACGCCAGAAAACGCCGAAAAGGTTGTGGTTGGTTCTTGTGCTGGCGCTGGTGTGCCGAACGGGATCGGCGTAGAGGTTCCGTTAAGCATTTACTCAAAACGAGCAATCGAAAGCGCGAAGAAGCGAGACACAGCGGAAATTTCAGTTGGTTATACATCGGTTGATATTGATAAACCAGGCTGGGGCAATAATAAAACTGGTGAGTACGTTTTCGATGAGGACGTTAGCGAAGACTGGAAACCTGATTCTCCTGATTGGGTTAAGTTTGATGCAATCCAGACTGAAATCAAGGTAAACCACATCGCGTTAGTTTTCCGAGGTCGAGCTGGCATTGCAAAATTAAACCTTGATAGCCAGCAAGATTTTCCGTATAGTGACGACGTTATTAACAACAAAGAGGATCAAATCATGACTGTAAAAATTAAACTGGATGGCGCTGTAGAGTTTGACGTGCCGAAAGCAGTTGCGGATCACATTGAATCACTGAAAGCTGATGCCAAAGCGCAGAAAGAAAAGGCGGACGGCCTGGAGGCTGAGCGAGACGCACTGCAAACCAAAGTAGATGGCATTCAGGATCAGATTGATGCCGCAGTCAAGAAGGCCAAAGAAGATGCCGAGCAATATGCTCAATTAGTGACAGACGCTAAAGAGTTAGGCATCAAGTGCGACGGCCTGGATGCGAAAGCAATCAAGGTTGCATACATCAAAGAAGTTATGGGTAATGACGTTTCCGATAAAACTGATGCCTATATCGAAACAGCTTTCGACATCGCCAAAAACTCTGATAAAATGGCGGCGCAGCGTAAGAGCATTAAAGGTGACTCTTTCGCGAATGAAAAGCAGGATGACGCAGGTTCTAAGCTGAATCCTAACGCTCGTTTTGAGAAACTGAAATAAGGAGTAATTAAAATGGCTAAAATTGGAGCAAGTTATTTTGACACTATGGCGCGTGCGCTTCCTGGTCAGGTATCCGACACGTCGGCATATAACATCGACGGCGCTTGCGTTCTTGACAAGGATGATGGAATCGCTATCCCCGTTGGCGTGGCGGTAAAGTTAAAAGGCGTAGATTCTATGGGTAACAAACTTATCGACGCCATCACTTCAAGCGGTGACGTTCCTTATGGCGTGGCTATTCGATCGCACTTCCAGACAACCGGAGAAAACGGTCGTATGGTTTATGAAGTTGGTGGAGGCATCAACGTCATGACGGAGGGTAGAGTTTGGATGGTCGTAGATGATTCCGACAAGGCAAAAACTCCACAATATCGCGAGCCTGTGAAAATTGATGATTCCACAGGATTTGTTAAAAGTTCTGGAACAATTACAACGAACTGGATCTTTACTGGCGATAAAACAACTTACGGTTCTGGTCAGGATGTGATTACATTGTTTGAAGTTCAGGTCTTCCCAAGCTAAAATCAAGGCGCTCGCTTGAGCGCCTTTTTTATTATGTAAGGAGAAATAAAATGGCTAAAGATTATTCATCTGTTATGGGACTTTCTTGCCCTGGTTGTTTGGTTGATTCTACTCGCTACAATATTGATGGCACTGGAGTGTGCGGATCTGAGTCTATAATTGCTGGCAAGGTTGTTTTCTTCAAAGAGAGAGTGGAAGGTTATAACATATTTGTTGATCATAAAGAGCATGATGCAGTTGTTGCTGGTGTCGCGCTAAGGAGCAACATAACAACAACAGTTAACGAGGAGGACGGGTATTCTGACTACAAGGAGGGAGACGCCATCAACATTTTGACAAGAGGTGTTGTATGGTGCGTAACTCAAACAATTGAATCCCCTCCTGAGCACGGGGATCTTGTTTATGTTAACAATGATGGTTTTGTAGCGAAGAGTGATGGCGATGAAATCGTCGATGGATGGATTTTTACTGGTGACTTCTACAAGTTTGATGAAACAATAAACATAGTCGGAGTCAGAATAACGCCGCTTCATCATAGAAAATACCTTCTTACTGGTGCGATCATTGAGGCTGAAAACGGCTACATAGAGGGGACAGAGACGATCAATAACATTCAATTAAAGGTAACAGTTGTTCCGACTTGGGCTGATGACAAAACGGGTCAGTGGACAATTACAAATCCACAAGATCCAAAGGTTGCCAGTGTTAGCCGCACAGGCCTTGTTGTTCCTACTGGCGTAGGAGGCAGAGTTAACGTCAACTGGACTGCTAATGATGGTTCTGGAGTTGCTGACCAGTTTGATATTGTATTTAAGAAAACCGCTGGCGAATAACTAATAGCATAAAAAAACATTGCACGTTTAACAAAAAGTGCTATCATCTAGGCCGTTACATTTAACGGCCTTTTTTATGGAGGGAGCAAAATGGCTAAAAAATATGATGAACTAGACGCTACGATTGTAGCGAATCATTTGCAGATTCAGGGTGTTAAGACCGACGCTTCTGATATGGGTATTTGGACCGCTCAAGAGCTACACAAGATCCGCTCTACCGCATACGAGAAAGAGTATCCGGCAGGTTCCGCGCTTCGCGTATTCCCTGTAACAAACGAGCTTTCTGATACTGACAAGACTTTCGAGTATCAGACTTTTGATAAGGTTGGCTACGCGAAAATTATCGCCGACTACACCGATGATCTGCCGACCGTGGACGCGCTGATGACTTCTGAGTTTGGCAAAGTGTTCCGCCTGGGTAATGCTTATCTGATCTCCATTGATGAGATTAAAGCAGGTCAGCGAACTGGCAAGAGCCTGTCAACTCGCAAGGCTAACGCTGCGCAAAATGCACATGATCAGTTGATTAACTTCCTGGTGTTCAAAGGTTCCAAGCCTCATAAGATCGTTTCAGTTTTCGATCACCCTAACCTTACGAAAATTGTTTCTAAAGGCTGGATGAGCAATGACGGCAATACCAAGTTCCCGGAAGTGGCAAGCGATGAACTGGAGGCTGCAATCGAAACGATCGAGGAAGTAACCAAAGGTCAGCACCGCGCGACTAACATCCTGATCCCGCCGTCCATGCGTAAAGTCCTAACGGTTCGAATGGAAAATACCACTGAAAGTTATCTTGAATACTTCCAGAAGCAAAACGGCGGTATCACTATCGACTCTATCGCAGAGCTTGAGGATATTGACGGCAAAGGTACGAAAGGTTGCTTGGTTTACGAAAAAGATCCAATGAACATGAGCATTGAGATTCCAGAAGCGTTTAACATGCTTCCGGCGCAGCCAAAAGACCTACATTTCAAGGTTCCTTGCACTTCCAAGTGTACTGGCCTTACGATTTATCGTCCGTTTACGATGGTGCTTATTACTGGCTTGAAAAAGTCAGCTTAATCAGATAACATGGGGAGCCTTAAGGGTTCCCCTTTTTTTTATTTATGGAGTACACAAAATGAGCAAAACTTTAAAACTTAAAGTAACTGGCATTTGCATGATCATTATGGACGGTAAGCGTTATCATCCTGGTGATGAAATTGAAATTGAATCCGATCGCATTAATGATTCCGCAATTGAATACCTGATCGCTCGCGGTGATGTGGAAGTTAAAGACAATTCCGAAATTAACGAGCAAATCAAGGCAAAAGCGGAGAAGAAGCGCAAAAAAGATCCTACCGAGGGTAAGAGCCGCAAAGAGCTAGAGGACGGCGGCGAATATTAATAATTGGGGCGCTTATGCGCCCTTTGTCACATCTGGAGAAAACAAAATGGTAGATGAATTTTACACAGACGCTGAAATCATGCAGCAAATCGTAAAGTTAGCGCCGCCAATGCAACAAGTTGATCCCGATTTAATTGTGGCATGGATTGAGCTTGCTAAAGAGTTTGTTTGCAAAAAGCGGTTTAAAAACTCATACCCGAAAGCGGTTGCGCTTTACACTCTTCACCTTATGACCTTAGACGGGGCAATGAAACAGGAAGGTGAAAGCGTAGAAAGCTACTCCCGCCGCGTTGCCTCGTTCACTCTGACTGGTGAGTTTAGTCAGACGTTTGATCGAATTTCTTCCGATACAAGCGGAAAGCAGATCCGACAAACGCCGTGGGGCAAAATGTACGAAGTGTTAAACCGTAAGCACGGTGGCGGCTTTGGCCTTGTGACTGGATTGCGCCGGAGATGCTGCCGATGAACTACAATGAGATTGCAAGAATGGCTACGGCTGGGATTAACTTTTTCAGCGACGCTAACGGTATGTTTAAGTGCATAACGCAGCAGGGAGGGGTTGAGATTATCGGCGGAGAGGAAGTTACCAAGCCGGAGATTTCAGTGATGATAAAGGGGCTTGTTAGATCTCCGAGGACTAGAGAGGTTGACGGTGAAACAATCCGAGTAACCGACAAGTTGGGGATATTCACCAATGAAACTGAGATCAAAAATGGTTATCAGATTGAAGTTGATGGCGAACGTTATGTTGTCGTTGAAGCAAGGCCAGTCAGGCAGACTAACATCACGGCGGCTTATCGTCCGATATTAAGGAGGATTGCTGTTCATGGCTGATAATTATAAGATCAGGGAATTTCACGGTGATATAAGCAGATGGATTGATTCAGTAAGCAGCGGCCTTGTTGATTGCGTTGAAATGTTCGCGACAAACGTCCACGAGGATCTTGTAAATCGCTCTCCAGTTGATACTGGACGATATAAAGCCAACTGGCAGATAACAGCAAACAAGCCGCCGCTATATGCGCTCAACCAATACGATCGCGATGGTAGTAAAACCATTGCAGAAGGTAAGCGAGCAATATATGCAATCATGCGTGGCGGTGGCGCGGTGCGGTCAATCTATTTTTCAAACATGCTCATTTACGCCAACGCGCTTGAATACGGGCATTCAAAACAAGCGCCGTCCGGCGTACTTGGAATCGTGGCGGTAAAGCTGCGATCTTATATGGCTAAGGCAATAAAGGATTCGAGGGCAAAAAATGCACTATGATTTAATGTTAGCGGCAAGAAAGGCGCTGGCGGCGGAATATGAATCACGATTCAAGATCGCCTATGAAAACGTTGATTTTGTTCCGCCTGGAGATGGTTCGATGTGGTTAAAATTTGACTACATGGAAGCCGACACAGACCGTATATCTCTTGATAGAAAATGCGTTTCTTATATCGGATTGGTTCAGGTTGGAATTGTCATTCCTCCTGGCGGCGGCACTGATAAAGCGCGTTTGCTGGCTAAAGAGATTGCGAGATTTTTCTATGATGGTAGAATGTTTGAAACTGGCTATATTAGCGAGGGGGCAAACGTCCACACATTACTAAAAAGTGAAACAGGTTGGTTCTTGCCGATCCGTTTCAGTGTTAGGCTTGATACAAAGGAGGAATAATCATGCACTTGCCTAATGGTTCTCAAATTTTCATCGGCGTTAATATGGGCGAGCCTATTAGCGCAACTCAAATTACCAATGCTGATGATCCAGTTTTTACCACTGAAAACACTCAAAGTATCAAAAAGGGCGCTTATGTTCTGATTGAAACGTCTTCTTGGGGTAAGCTGGTTAGTCGTGTGTTACGAGTTAAAGAGGTTTCAGATAACACTAACGTAACTCTTGAGGGTATCAGCACTAAGGATACCAATGTTTTTCCAGAAGGTACTAATACAGCAACCTTCCTAGAAGTAAAATCTTGGGTAGAGATTCCTTGCGTACAGGATCTTGCGCAGGACGGCGGCGAGCAACAGTATTACACTTATCAGTGTTTGGCTGACGGCCAGGAGCAGCAGTTACCGACCTATAAGAGCGCCGTTTCTCTTACCTACACTTTCGCGCATGAATATGATAACCCTATTTATCCGATCTTGCGCGAGGCTGAGGAATCCGGCGACGTAACCGCTTTGCGTATGTACGTTCCGAAAGCTAAAGAGATGCGTTGCTGGGCTGGCGTATTGTCCTTTAATGACATTCCGCAAACCACTATGAACGAAATGGAAACTGTTTCCCTTTCCGTATCTCTGAAAGGTCGATTCACGTTCTTACCTTCTGACGTTAAGTAAAACAAGGGGCGTTGCGCCCCTTTTTTCATTCCTGTAAAATCAATATATCAAATAAATTAATTCCAATTTTAACAAAAAGTGCTATAAGGAGATCTTGAGATGGCAAAGATGAAACTAACGCTAGGCCCACTACCTGATTTTAAGCTACCTGTTTCTTTCGTGCTTCCAAATGGTGATGAGCAAGTTATTGTTTTTACCGTGCGCCACAAGAAGGCAAGCGAAATTCACGAACGATACACGGCAGAAAAGCCGATGAGCGACGTAGAAATGATCACCTTTCTTGCTTCCGGTTGGGATCTGGAAGATGAATTTAACGAGGAAAACGTTGCTAAATTGCTGGATTATTACCCTTCTGCGTCATTATCGCTGACTGGTCATTATATGAAAGCACTTGCGGGGCAGCGGGTAAAAAACTAAAGCGGGCGGTTTACCTGTTTTACCTCAAGCCGCCAACTGACGCACAATTAGAGGCCGTCGGCCTATCCCGTTCAGACTACGAAGGGGAGGATCCGCCGGAGGTAATTTTTGATGAATCAATGTTTCAATCTTGGGATCTGTTTTGCGCTATGCAGACGCAATGGAGATCGACTAGCGGCAGCGTGTATGGGTTCGACTATAACGTTTTGCCTATGCTTTTTGACATTTACAAGATTGAGGATCGGGAGATGGCGCTAAATGATTTGCGCATCATGGAACAAAAGGCGCTAGAAATGATTCATTCAAACAAAACATAAGCGCCGAAAGGCGCTTTTTTAATATCTGGAGGTTTTAAAATGGCTGAGAAATACGCTGGCCTAACGCTAGGCGTTGACGTGTCGCAGGTCAACAATGCTGTTAAATCATTGCAGCAATTCAAGAAGGCAAACGACGACGCAAAAAAAAGCGTTAATGAATTTGTTGATTCTGAGGTTGTGGCGCGACAGCAAGCAAAACAGTTTGCCGAAGAACTGGCGCGCCAGAAAGCAGAATTTAAGAAAATCCAGGAGTCAATTGATCCCACCGCGTCAAAGATGGATAAGCTGCGAAAGGCAGCGACACAGCTTGATGCGCTATGGAAAAAGGGCATTGTTCCTGATGAGACTTTTTTTGAGCTTGGGGCAATTCTTGAGACACAGCAAAACAAGCTGATCGCAACCAAAAAAGCGATGACAGAGGAAGGCCGCGCGGCGCTTGAGGAATCAAAGAACAAAGCGCGTGCAGCGGAAGAGGCTAAAAAATTCATCCAGGCTTTGCGTGAGCAGGAAGAAGCAGCCGGAAAAAGCAAGTCTGAATTGCTGGAAATGAAAGCGGCACAGCTTGGAGTTAGCCAGGAGGCAGCACCTTACATCGCAAGACTGAAAGAGCAGGAAAAGCAGATCCAAAAACTTGGGATTTCTACAGGCCAATACAATCAAGCAATGAAGCTATTGCCAATGCAGATCACAGACGTGGTGACTTCACTTGCTTCTGGTATGCCTGTTTGGCTGGTTGCAATCCAGCAGGGCGGACAGATTAAGGATTCTTTTGGTGGCGCATCCAATGCTTTAAAAGCGTTGCTATCTTTCCTTAATCCGGTAAACGTTGCGTTTGGCTTGCTTTCCGGCACGCTGGCAATTGCTGCATATAATGCCTACAAAACACAGACAGAGTTTGAGGCAATTAAAAAAACCGTTCAGGAAACAACTGGCTTGACTGGTGATTTTGCCGAAAAGATTGCTACAGGAATCCAGGAGCTTTCCGACAAGACAGGCGAAAGCGCAGAAGATCTGGCAAAGGCTTACATCACCACGAAAGACGGCGCGAGCGAGGCGATTAAAAAACTGGTTGACGTTGGCATGACTTATGATGACGCAAAAAAGAAAGTCAACGAGTACAAAGGCGCATCTAGCTTTGTTGGCCTGAATAACGACATTGCAAACCACAAAAATAAAATCCTTGAGTTGGGCGAGTCGTGGTATGAAGTTTTGAAAGCGAAGCGTGATTACGCTTCCCCGTCCGGCGGCCTGTTAGGTAAAGAGCTTGGCTATGTTAATCCTATGCTTAAGTTTGCACTTAACACTTATGAAGACATTGGAAAGGTCGTAAAAGATGCGAATAAGGACATGGCGGAACGAGCGGAGCGAATCGACAAAGAAAACCTGGCATTAAACAGAGTGAGAGCGGCGCAGGAGGCTTTAAACAAAGCCATTGAGGATCAGAAGGGCGTGGCGCGTTCGGCTGATGAAGAACTGAAAAAGCGCGCGGCTGAAAACGTGGAGTTCAGACGCAAAGAGCTTGAGGAGATCAAGAAGCAGGAGCAGAAAAAGAAAGAGGCTAAAGGGGGAATAGTTCGCGGCCCTACTGAGCAGCTTGATAAGGAGTTGTACGTTTTAAAAGCGCAACTGGAAACGCTTAAAGAGCATCGCACTGTTAATGATGTTATTTCTCGCCAGCGTAAATCTTTATGGAGCATCGAAAAGCAGATCGAGATCCTGGAGGGTGCGCAGAGCAAGCGTAAATTGACCGGAGCGGAACAGGCGCTACTAAACGAGCAAAAAGCCGTTCTTGAAATGGCAAGGCAAAAAGCGGAGCTAGGGGATCAGATTGTTTTGCAGGAGCGCAAAAACAAGCTGGAGCAAGATAGTATTAAGTTTATCCGTGAAACGGAGGCGGCTATTGATGCTCTTGGCCTTAAGCAACTTGGCTACACTGAAAAGCAGATCGAGCGTGAGCTAGAGTTACGCAAGCTGCGCACCGACTACGAGGCGCAAGGAGGAAGCGTTAGCGATGAAGTTTTTCAGCAAATGGAGGCGAAACTTAAGCAGTATTATCAGACACAGGATGAGGTTCAAGGCAACTGGTTGGCAGGAGCAAAAAACGCATGGGAGATGTTCGCGGAAGATGCAAACAATGCCTATGGCAATGTTCAGCAGATCGCAAGCGAGGCGTTAAACGGCCTTACAAACCAATTAGCTAATTTTATCGCTACTGGCAAGGCAAACTTTAAAGACTTCTCGACGGCTATCATCAAAATGATTATCCAGATGATCACGAAAATGGTTGTCTTTAATGCGTTATCTGGCCTGATGGGTGGTCAAACCTGGACGATGGGGAGCTTGCTTAAGAATATTGGCGGATTTGCTGGCGGTGGATACACTGGCGACGGCGGGAAGTATGAGCCAGCCGGAATTGTTCATAAGGGCGAATTTGTCATGACGAAGGAGGCAACGCAGCGTATCGGGGTAGGCAACTTGTACCGCATGATGCGAGGCTATGCTAACGGCGGCGTTGTTGGTGGTTCCGGCTATACTGGCGGTGGCGCTGTCACTGGTGGAGCACCTCAATTTAACATTGGTGGGATTGATGTTAGCATCAATAACGGCAGCGATCCGAAGGGAATCGAAACTGGCGTTAAGATGATCTTTACTGATATGATTAAACGTTCCTGTATGCAGGGCGGGGAGGTTTACGAATTTGTTATGAGCAAGCGAGGTTGATAATGAAGCTGGATCAGTTTAAGTGGTGTACGCAGATCGGAAGAGCGTCG